TTATGCTATTTGAACTTCAACAAGAGCACCGTTCTTGTGAATTACCGTAAACACACCCTCATTATTTGTGTCTATTTTACGAATGTAAACATCTCTGTCTCCAGAACCACTTGCTAATGTACCTACTGCTGTACCAATAGTTTGTGATTCACCTGTTTGACCAGCATAAGATGTGATTGTTGAGTTTGCAAAGTTATGAAATAATGTAGAACCTCCACCTGCACTTGCCCATGTAAGACCACCAGTATTACCTGATTGTGCTTGTAGGAATAATCCGTTTGTAGGTGCATTACTTACCTTAAGATTTGCTTCATCAACTATATTATCTGCTATTGTTGTTGCATTACCTGATGAGGTTACTTCACCTGTTAAGTTTGCATTGGTTGTAATAGCAATATTTCCAGTTCCATCAAAAGATGTTCCACCGATAGTCCTTGCTGTTGCTAATGCTGTAGCTGTTGCTGCGTTGCCTGTACAGCTAGCTGAACTGCCTGTTGTATTTTGGTTTAATGTGGCTACTCTTGCTGCTGCCAAAGTTCCACTTGAAATGTTACTTGCATCAGTTGTGTCTGTTGTTGCACTTGCTGCAAAACCTGCTTCTGTTGGTGTTTGATTTATCCATGTACTAGACGAATTATCATATGCTAAAAGTTCATTATCTCCTACTGATGTAATCGTTACATCTCCCACATCTGCGATTGCGTTAACGACTCCACCACCATATCCATACCAGTAGTTTCCCTTTCTGATCAGGATTGTTGGACTGGTAGTTGAGAGTGTTTCATTTTGACCACTAACTGTTTGAATATGTCCGTCTGCACTAGGACTTGCAGTATGTGTTAAGGTGATTGTGTCACCTGTGTCTGCAAATAAATATACTAAATCATATTGACTTGTGTTTGTTAATGCTAATTTATCAAGTGTGTCTGATGTACCTGATTCGGCTGCTATTACACATATAGAATCTGTTGGTGTTGCTACTCCACTTGCTATTGTAATTGTTGCGTTTGCTGGTGAGAAACCAAGCATTCCCTGTGCATCAGGATCTTCATTCCATTCATTAGAACCTACAGGTGATGAACCGTCATCTGGATATGACGAAGTGTTTACCTGTGTTGCGTGTTTATAAAGTGCTTTTCTAGCCAATCTTTATCACCACTGTTTCATGTGTACGAACTTTATCATTAAGACCTTGTTGAGGTGTATGGTTTATAGCTTCAAGTAATTTGAATATTCCCTTCATTGTGAGTTTCTTAGCCATTTGGCTATACTCCATTGAATGTATGATTTACGAAAATTTTCAGAGTATCTGAAGATGTCTTGTTAAATGATGTGATACTGAAATGAGATAATACTTTTGTACTTGATGCAGGACTTGCTCCTCCTACATGTATACATCCACCAATAATTGCGTTTGCATTAAAATCTGATGTTGTCCAACTGGTTCTCCAAGTTACAATATCTGTACCTGAACCAGTGTTGTCAGAGTCACCATCATTAGTTTTTGGATAAGTAGAATCTATTGCTTTTCTTGATGTTGTTACTGGGGTTGCTACTTCATTATATGTATCTGCTTTTGCTGGTGTTGCTGAACCTGTTCTTAATTCCATTCTACCACTAGAACCTGCAAAGTCACTTGTTGGTGATTCTCCTGCTGCCTTTTGGGCATAGAATAAATCTCCATCGTTTGTAACAATATTCTTAGCATATAACCACGATTTATTACCTTCATAATCTTCCTTAACAATACATATATTAAGATCTGGATTTATCCAGTTTGTTCGTGGTGTCTTTGATTCAAATAATCCAATCATACTAATATCACTGATTCATCAGAGTATTTAAAGATTTTCTAACCTTTATTTATAACTATATCTGGTATGTCTTCTTTATTCCTAGTCCACCAGCAGATCCAGTAGAACCATCAGCACCAGTACCACCATAAGCAGAAGTACCACCAGTACCAGCAGATCCAGTAGAACCACCATTAACATTTATGCTTCCATTATTAGTTAATAATTCATATACAACACCAATAAATCCTCCAGAACCACCTCCACCAGAACCAGCACCTCCACCTCCACCAGCAGTATAATTTTGACTACCAGAACCAGCAGTTCCATTACCACCATCAGCACCATCAGCACCATTAGATTCTATTATTCCTCCTGATGCTATTGTAATATTTTTAGCAAAAACTAATAAAGTTCCTCCACCATTTCCACCAGCTCCACCTGTTCCACCATTACCACCACTAGAGTACCCACTAGTACCCCCACCAGCACCTCCACCTGCACCTCCAGAACCACCAGCTCCATATATCTGTGGTTGTGCTCTTAGTATTTCTGTTGCATCATTAAACCGTGTATCTGCAACTATTCGTAAATCTCCTGACACACCAGATGTACCACTAGCACCAGAACCAGCACCAGAAGAACCACCAGTACCACCAGCACCAGAAGAACCACTAGCACCAGAAGTTAAATCTGCTCCCCATGATTGTATTCCAGTATCTCCTTGACTACCACCAGCACCATTTTGTGTGGTTGCAGAACCACCATCTCCACCAGCTCTACCTTTACCTGTTGCTGACAGAGTTCCATTAACTGTTAAAGTTCCTTTTACTCGTATTATTGCATTTGTTTGATCAGCACCGTTATAACTCAGTGTTTGACTTGCATTGATTGTCAGATCATTATAATTCTTTGGTGTATTAAAAGTTGTACTTGATGATATTGTGACATCTCCATCTGAACCGTCACCAAACCAGAATTCATCATAATCCATGTTTTGATGTGTGATAACTCTTTCTGATATATCAACCCCTGTAACACTAGAACCGTTTGTAGTTACCTTTGCAAGTAGTATTGAATCTGTAGGTATTGTACCTGATGTATTTTTTGAAAAATCCCAAGATTCTGCTTCAGAATTACCATCTCTAGATAATGTAATATATATATAATTACTCGTATTTGCTGTTAAACTCGCTACATTTTCAGTTGCAGTTGATTCTATATGTAACCCTTTGAGTCTAGCTTCACCTAATGTGATATCCACTGAGAGACCTGTCGCTGATGATACAGTGAATCCTGATACTATATAATCTCTAATAAAATCCTGACTAAACATCTTTTCAAAATCAGATGGTTCTACAACCTTAGCTGAAACAGAATCAGATCTAGGAATAAGTATTTTGGTCAAAGGCTAAGTTGCCACTCCACTATAGCTCTCTTTGAAGATGTTTTTACTAATGGAGTAGAATCAATTTGTCTAGCCCACATTAACGGTGAACCTTGGTTATCCCTAATAGCAATTTCATTCCATGTAAAATTTGCTTCAGAGTACCCAAAATCAGCACTTAAAAACAATGTAGGTCTAACATAAACCCTGTCAGCAGTTGATATTTGTTTCCATAGTTTATTAGTTGATGCCTGTAAGTCTGTTTGACCACTTGCTGCTGCTGTGGTAGAATCTCCTACACCTATATAATCTCCATATCCCCCACCTGTGATATTACCTATATATTTTAATATTGAATCTTTTCCTACATCAACAACTAGATTCTTTGATACTGTGTCTCTGACTAATTTCTCAGAACCATCCTCTTGTTTTTCATATACTTTTACATGAACATGTCCGTTCATAGGAACTATTTCTTTAGCCATTATGCTCCACTTCCATATACATCTTGAGATACTCTAGAACCATAACTGGAACTACCCCAAGTTGCCCTACTCTTATCATATGTATTCACAGTTCTCGATATATTTAAGGTTTCAGTTGTTATATATGTATCTAAAATCACTGCATTTGTATTAGCAACAAAATTTAATACTTCTTCCATTGTTTCATAATCTTGTATTTCTTTACTTGTTGTAATAGCAGATTCAAAATCATGTAGTTTTCTGACTATTTCCTGATCATCCTCAAAGAAGTCAAATAGATACTCACCCACTATTACTCTGGTCTCCATTTTAGGGTATATCCATGATATACTTTTAATTGCAAAATCACCATCCACTCCTATCGATGTGTTTTTACAATTCACAACATCATTCTCTGATAACCACCCTAATAATGAAGAGAAATTAATTTCTGTCCTTTCTTGTATCTCACTATATCTATTCAGATATGATTGAATAAATCTTATTCCGTCTTGTCTGTTTGTAATCCAATTCATTATGAGTTTTTTTGAATGAATTCCATATTTTGTAATACTTGCTGGTCTTTCACCTTTTACTACCATAGGAATTTCATAATCAAAATTAACTACTATATTTGCACCATTGGATGGTGCTGTTGTAAATGTTATATCTTTTGACAATGTATCTAATTCATAATCTTTATTTGGGGTTTTTAATGTTCCACCAACCTTCACTTCTAAAGTAGTTGCAGGATATAATATTGTGAATACTTTATTATTACCATCACCAGTAAATGATTGTTCATGTTTAAATTCTGTTACTTCACCTACCAATGTTAATTGATTTACAAGTTTTGTGTCATCAAATCCCTTTTTGTTTATTAATACATTACTTGTTCCATGTGTAAATGTCCTGTTAGTAATATTATTAAGACTTGCTGGCTCAAAGAAAAATTCTTCATTAGGAGTTGTATAAAATATCCTATTTGTAAATGATGCAAAGTCTCTTATTATATCATATAATTTTCCATCAGCAATGAACTTTTCAACAGTTAAATCAGTTGCTATACCCCTATCACTAAATATGAATTGTGTATTATTAGTTATTAGATCATTTAATATATACTCAGGAGATCTATTTGAATAACTCTGACCCCTGACTTCTGTTTCCACTAATATTTTACCAAAACTCTGTGCAGTTATTTTTTTATGTGAATCATTTATGTCAATTTTTGTTATATAACCACCAAACTTTAACGTTGATCTTGGATTAACTTTATCTTTAATAAGAGTGGAAATCTCATCATCTAGTGCTATACCCTTATATATTCTGAGTCTTAATATATTGCCATTAAAAAAGTTACCAGTAGAACCTACATTATAAGTTGTTGTTGAATCGAATACATTATTCTGAAATACATTTCCCTGAAACAACGTACCTACAGTGTGTGTGTCTCCTTTTCCTATAAGTAATGCATTAGAATTAGTTCCATTGTATGTTATAGTTGCAGTTCCTTTTGATACTCCATCTACGTATAAAGTTACTAAGTTATCTGAGTTTCTTGAAACTCTAATTAAATGTTTTTCACCGTCATTATATCCTGCACTTGAACTTCTTATTGTTGTTCCTCCCATTTTAAATGCAACTTCACCAGCAGTAAGACCGTTTACAGATACAGCATATCCATTTGGATACGAACCTGCTCTTTTATCAAGTAAGTGACCATTAGATGTAGATGTCCATTTTGCCCATATGTATATATCAAACTCTCCTGATAGATCTAAGTTATCATTGTCTGGTATTGAAACAAACGAACTACTTCCATTAAATACAGCCTGTTTACCATAAAAATCATCTTCATCTGTATATGTTAATGATGTTGCAGAACCGTTGTTAAACACACCACTTTCATCTCTAACTCCATTTTGAAAATTTAAACATAATGATAAGTTATTTAGATCTGCCAAATCCTGTTGATAATATACTTTATCATTAACAGAAGCAGATTCATTTTTTGGTATGGAGAATTCCATTTGGTCAACTGCACGATCGCCTTCTTTTGTTAGTTTTGATTGTAAGATTGTCTTTGCTGTGTTGTTATCTCCAACCAGAATTTTTACCTTTGCCATTTCTCATCACTCTGCTGCAATAGGTGCACCAGCTATAAAATTAACAGTCGCTGTCCATGTAATAGGTGTTGTTCCTTGTTTGTTTATATCAATGGATTCTATTAATCCTATTCTAGAGAATCCTATATTACCAATTATAATTTGGTATTTGTCTTCAATATATGTTGATTGAAATCCTGATAATGAAGGATTTGTTTCTGCTTGATTATTAATTAAAAACTTCACTTGATCATCTGCCAATCTATTTGTTGTTAATCCAAACGGAGTAGTTCCTGTATTTTGAGTCTGACCATCTGTATCATAATTATTTGGTAGTATAACATCTGTCGGTTCATCATGTAATGTCCAAGATACTGATATTCTACATGTATTACCCTCTGCTTTTGTTAATATATTATTAGCATCTCCTGCCAAAGGTAGTGGCATTGCAGTTGCTGGTGATACCAAATTTATTGATATAGTATTAATATTTCTGATCAGATACCTATACTTTTTACCCGTTTTAAATGATCTAATTTCTATAGTTTCAGCCATTTTATATTATACCTCTTCTACTGTGTGATTCTCTAAGTGCCCTTTCTACGATGGGTTTTATTTGCTGTAAATCAACATTATTTGCAACTTTATCTATTGACACATTTATTACTACGTTATTTCTTTGATCATAATTTTGATTTCCACCTAATGCAGTATTTGGTGTTACATATTCCATACCTCTTTCACCAAAACTCCATGTATCTCCCGTGTTTAATCCTACACCAATAACAGGCTCTGTAATCATACCACCAATGGCTCTACTCTTTTTAGTACCTGAAGCTTTCTTTTTCATTTTTGCCATCATCTTCTTAACCTCTGAGTATGCAACACCAAAATCTATTGCTGTTGCTCTTATAATTTCTACTATTTCTCTTTCTCTTTCTTCTTTATTTGTTGCCAACTTACTTAACACTAAATGTTCTGCTTCTTCTCTTGCAACTTTATCTGTGTATAAAGCTATACCTTCTTTATCTGCTTTTGCAAACTGTGCTCGTAGTTCTGTCTGTACCGTATTTCCTAAAATTCCTGCCTCTTTCATTGCTTCAAACTCTGCTATTATACCAACAGATTCTGCACTTAATCCAGTCTCTATTGTTTTTAATACTTCCTTTACCCTTTCTGTACCCTCAAGCCAACTAGCCATCTTATCTTCACTCATTCCCTGTCCACCACGAGATCCAGTAGTTCCAGCTTCTGCATTTGCCCAAGCTTCAGGATTATTTGCTTTACTTTCTGCCATTAATCGTTCTAGTTCTGATTGTTGTTCTTCTTTTGAACTATAACCACCGAATATACCAGACTTTCTATTTTTATCTTCTTCTAATTTCTTTGCAGCCTCATCTGCTTTGTCTGTTATTACTTTAATTCCATCAATGAATGTAGAGTTTGTGGATTCAATACCTGATATTATTTGCTGTGATGCCTGTGAAACCATTTGTTCCATTCCTCCTGTAACACCTGCTATTGTTTCCATTTTTTCATCAAAACTATCAAGTAGTTTAGCGTAAGCTTCTGTTTTATTAAAAAATGGGTCTGCTAATGCTCTCATTTCTATTGCTATACTTCCTCCAACTCTTTCAGCTAACATACCAATCACTGCTGCTGGGTCTGTAAATAATGCTAGTGCTGCTATACCTACCTTTTCTCCCATTTTAAATAGATTAGCTCCTGCACCTACATTCTCTGCTCCAAACTTTAATAATCTAAGTGCTATAGGTTTCATCACACCACCAAAGAAATCCCCTATAGGTCTTAAGATAAGTGTAAATGCTGTTGACATAATCTTCATCATTGATTGTGCTATAGGTGATGATTCTATTGCTTTAGTAATAATACTACCACCTATTCCAAGTGCACCTATTCCTCCAATCGCTAAACCTTTTCCATATTTTTCCATTCCACCTTGCATTTTATCTGAAAATATTTTTGATTTTTTCATTGCATTAACAATTCCTTGTCCTAGTTTATTTTCTCTAAGACCACCCCTTACTTTTTCGGTTCTTTCCTTTGCTTTTTGATCTCCAAACCCTATAGGTAATCCACCAATGGCTTCTTGATTTTCAGCATCAGACATCATTTCAGATTCTAACATGAATGCCCTACCTATTGCTGATTTACCTGCTAATTTTTTACCTGCACCTAATAAACCTTTTACTCCAGATACACCTGCTGAACCACCCATTAATCCAACACCCATCATTTTACCAACTAATGTTCCACTTGTCATTCTTTGTATCATTTCATTAAAATGTCTTGTTTCTTCAAGTCTCATCTTATCTTTCATTCGTTTTTCTTGCAACAGCATATCTTTCTTGAATTTTACTTCTATTCTATTCAATCTTGCTGCTTCAAGTTGTTGAGAAGTTAACCTTCTATATATTTCTAAATTTTCGTTTTCTCTGTCTACATTAGCAGTTCTAAATTTTTCTGTCTTATCTCTCAGTTCTGCTGCTTGTAATTCCTTATCACTATCATGTTTATTAGGCTTTTCCAGAACATTAGTTAATTTCTCTGTTGTATCATTGAATTTTTCTAGTACCTTCTTGAATTTTTCATCAAGAACTATATTTAGATTAACATTATCTTCGTTTGCCATCAAACTATATATATCTAGTTCCTATTTAATGTTTTTGGGTAGAGGTGGTGGTTTTACCATCTTCCTTGTTAATTGGTCTTGTATGTCTTTATGAATAATTAGGAGGTTTTTGAGGAATTTGACTGGTTGTCTATCTGTTGTTTCTTTATCCCATCCGAAGTTGCTTGCACAGAAGTAGTAGATTGTGGCTGTGGTTCGTTCTCCGTTGTCGAGCCCATGAATGTCACCATCCAATCCTCTAAGAATTTCGCTAAAGGGTAGTCTACCATCACTCCAGCGATGATCTGTTTAGCAGTAGATGCTTTCATGTTTCGAAGGGCTGCTGCCGAGCCCATTTCAAAAGGTGCTTTACGAATAACCTTCAATAGGATAGTTTGCCTATAATTTGGTATATTCACTTTAGGTTTTGTTACATCTGTTAAATCAACACAGTTATTGATTACAGATTCTAATTCTCCAAATGTTAAATCGTCTTCATATTCTATAACTTCTTTCTTACCTTCCCAATCTATTTCAAAGCTTTTAATTGCCAATAAGTAACACCACGTAATCGGTCTTATAAATCTTTCTACTCTTCTGCTGTTTGGTTGTTTTTACATTCTATGGTTACTGATTTTACTCTCCAAGCAATGTTTTCAAACACTGGTTCATTTGGTGCAATTCCTTGAATGTCTAAACTATCTGGTGACAAACCTGTACCTGTAATTTTAATCTCTTCATTTGCGTTTTTCTGGAATAATATCTCTAGTTCTGGTGAACCTCCAACTGTCTCTGAGAATGTTCCACTTGTTCCCTTTGACACTTGCTCTAAGACATCTTCTAAGATTGTTTTATTTAAGTGTGATGCTTTGAATGATCCTGTGATATCTAATACCTGTCTGTATGTATCTACAGCTTGATTTGAGTTTAATCCATATAATAATGTGGTGTTCTGTGCAATTTGTAAGTTTAGGTCTTGTACTTGTGCCAATACACTTCCACCATATTTTAATTGTGCGTGGGCAAATGTGAATGCTCCGTGATTTAATGTTGGTTCTGATGGTGCAGTTCCAAATGTTGTTGCTGGTGCGTCTTCTTTTCCATATGTTGCTGATAATGAACAATCTACTGTTGATCCTATTGATGTTGTTATACCTAATGTAGTCGCTACACATCCTTTTAGTGTTCTTACTATATCTGCGTTAGATGTGTCTCCTGCGTTAAAACCCACTTCAACCTGAAATGATCTTGGTTGTTTATTAATACCATTTGATGCGTGTGGATAAGTATGAGTATATGGATCTGAACTTCCTGTGGTACTAGGTGCTCCGAAAAATGCTCCCAAAATCCAAGGATTACTTAATACAAAATCTACTGAAATATCTCCTGCTTGTGTACCATATGCAAAACTTTCATATGTTAATTGATTTAATGCAGGTAAGTCAATTCTATTATGTGTTAAACTCCAAGAACTTAATGCGTCTTTTAAGCCAAATTTCTTATCTACTGTGGCTGAACCACCATAAGTTGATTCATATCCATACTTAACATACGATTGTGCACCTGTTCTAACCATTCTGATATTTAAAGAGGTTGTTGATATTTAAAGATTTAGGTAGGATTTAACTTTCTATATCTTACACCTAGAGTATGCTTGAACATATTTCTGTATGAATCATTCTCAGATATACTGGTTAAAACCCTAAGATCCACAAAATCTGTTCTTCTTATGTTATCTTTTATTATTTTTGCCACTTCTTTTACAACATCATTGTGATAATCATGGTTTTGGAATGTTCTAACTTCCACGTTTATATCAACTTCAGATAGATGATCTGTGCCATATAATCCCCAATATTGTATGTTTTCCTTTTTAGGATATATCAGAATTAAATCTCTACGAGCATCTACAAAACCAACTGCTTTTTGATCATAACTTTTTGTTAAAATTGGCATATAACCTAGTGACCATTTATCGGTTATAAGATTTATAATGTCATCAAGTGAGTCATATATTGCAATACCCATTATCTATCATACCACCCTAAGATACCTCTTTTTCCTACAGCCACTCTTAATTGTTTTCTTTTCTGCTGTGCTCTTATAATTCTCATTGCAATTTTTGATACTTCCAGTTCTGGATTTGGTGATGTGTATACTCTTTCTTTTTCATCTTTATTTTCTGGTTGTTCTAACTTTACATCTACAACCCATTTCTCTATGACACCAACATTACTGGTATCAATAGGTTCATATACGTCAGTCCAATCTTCATCTTCTGGATCTGTAACCATTATTTCATCAACGAATGTCTCTACCATATCATTTATACTATCAAAATCAGCCCACTCTATAGTATTTAATAAAACCTCATCTGCTTTTATTGTGAACCCCTCTCCATTATTTATTATCTCATATCTAATATTAGATTTTGCTAACTTTGCATCCATTAATTCAACTGTTTTTTCTGTCATCTCAGTTTTAAAATCATGTAGTGCCCTGTTGAGCAATCCATATCTTGAACCAAATGTTGCAAATGACTCACTCATGGTATGAAAAACACTTCTCTACGGTTCAACACGCACTCTTCTATAGAATCTTTCCAATATTTAATTGATTGATCAATATTTAATTGATTACTTCCTATTGGTATTTGATCCATTCTTAGACTTGTTGTTAATAATTCTATTGATGTTAGTTTTATACATGCGTCTTTTACATCATCTGGTACTGTATCATCCCCATATCTATATGTGACTCTGACTCTGTTTTTCCTCATTATGCTGAATAAGAATCCTCTAAGATATAATCTTCCATAAACCTCGTCAAACTCATACCATTCTGTATCGTTTAAAATATCATCATATGATGAGCTTGCACCCTGCCAAATTTCTATCTTATCTCCACTTGCTGAACTTAATGGTTTACAATTTCTATGCTGTAACCATAATGGAGTACCCCAGCCGAATGTATAAAGTAATGCTAAATCATGAATTTCTTTTGATATTGTTTTTGTTCTTCCAAATGTATGTCCAATACGTCTGTCTAATTCTTCCTCTTTTCGATTGATGATTTTTTCAACTTGAGTTTTATTAGGTAAAGTAGTAGGAGTAATGGGGATTCTGAGAAAATCAGCAACATCTTCCACTGTGCAGTATGTAACAGCCATGATGTAAATAAAGAGGTTGAGTATTTAAGTTTATTTAAATACGATGACATATTCGGCTGAACCTGTTACATCAGCATATATACCGTTCTCAAATCTTCTATGTAGTTCATCGACATCTTGGACTCCTTCACCATAAATTGTTATTTCTACAGGAGCACTGGCATTAACACCGTTTTTTAGTTCTATTTTTGCTCCAGATGAGCCTGCTTTAGAAACATGAACAGCGACAAGTACCCCATGTCCTCCTTTTACAAGGGCATCAGCATTGACATTTGCTACATTATGGTTTAGTTCTACCATGATGATTAATTCACGCTTACATATATAAACTTTATGAAGAAAAAAAAGTCGGCTATTTTGGACTCTAGTAGCCTATGACTAGAAACTCGAATATTTTGTTAGCAATGGATGTACTATTTGCTACTTCTGCAAATACTGCACCTGCTGAACCACCAACGGAATAGAGTTTGATTTTTTCATTTGTCTTGTCATATTCTACTTTGTATAGTGAATCCGTAAATTCAGGGATCACTGAAACGAGTGTAGAAATTCTTCCCTCTTTGAGGTCGGCTGACACTCCATTTGTTGCATAAGCATCAGAGCCACCAGCAGTGACTTTGACCTTAAATATTCGCAGTTTAGAAACTAATGCTGCATTGAAAGATAGTGTCTTTCTAACATTAGCTGCTGTCCAATCGGATGAACTGACTGTTACTGCCATATAAAACTGTATGAACCACCTATATATAAGTATTAAAAAAAAAGGAAGTTTGTGGTTTGACTAAAGTTTGATATCTCTAATCTTACCTTGTGACTTGAAGTGTCTACAGACAGTTTCTCCCATTGTCCTGAATACACCTTTCTCAACAAATGCGTTGTTGACAAATGGATATGCTGGACTTCTGCGTGTTGCTTCATAGTATTCTGTTGGAATTGCGATTGAGATTCCGATTCTTGGATAACCATATCCTTCTGCATCACTTGTATCAAGTGCGAATAATCTACCAATTTCTGATGAATCACCAGAGTTTGATGGAGCATCCTTGCTTGGGATGAATGGGATTCCATAAATGGAGTCTACGTGGATTCCGACACCTGTTCCTTTGAAAGTTTGAATTCCGTTAACATCGATTTGTACGAGTGCTTCACCGTATGGATTTGGAATACGGACTGAAGGCATGTATAAACCTTGTATTTCGGAGTAAACTTCGTGTGAACCGAGGAATACGTTTGGATCTTTACCTGCTGCAATACGGATCTTTCTTAAGAAAGTACGTAATGTATCATCGGTAAGGACACCGTTAGTACCTATTGTACCTGAAGCAGATTCTACAGTACAGTCAAAGTCAGTGCCACTGTCTCTATCGACAGTTGCGTTTGCAGCCCAAGGGTCATAATAACCTGTTTGTGATCCACCAACAGCACCTTCTTCAGCTCCAGAGCTGATGATTCTGTCTAGGGTCTCAAAGTCTGTAGTACCAGTGTTAGCACCACTAGCACCTGCTGCTTCTGATTCGACATCTGCTAAGAGCATTCTGTTTAAGAATTCTTTGTGTTGGACTGCCATATACAATCGAAGTGAACCAAGTCCACCCCAAATGTCGTCTTTACTGTGAGTTGCGAGCCATTCCATAACTTCAGATGCACTGAAAGGCAACTGAGCTGTTTTTGGTCTGATATCGATCTCTTGTAAAGTTGGTTTGACGGTCTCAGCAATAGTACCACCTTCTGAAGTACCACCCAAAGTAGTGTTACCTTGGTTAGTATTTAGGGTTGGTTTTGCTGTAATTACACGAAATCCAGATTTATCCCAAGGATATTTTGGGAGTATACCGAATGCGTTAGCTTCTAAGTTAAGTTGTGCCCATGCATATGCACCAAAAATAGCGTTAAAAACGCCAGTTGTTGATGTTGTTACTGGAGCATCAGCTTTTCTAAGGAGATTTCTGTTATAGCCGTAATAGAGTGCCTCTAGTTCGTCAATAGTCTTTACTTGAACCAATTTAAATCAATCCTACCTCTTCGTCAGAAGGTTTGTAGTAGTGACCACTTTGTATTTTCAGAGCAATGTCTGAAAGTCCATCGTGACCTACTGATCTAGCATCTTTCAAGATTTGTGAATAATCCTGTGTGTAAGATTTGTTCACATTTTCTGGACTTGCGTTAGGGCGAGGTGTTTCGGTATTAAAAGTTTGTGCTTTTCCTACTTCTAAAGTCTTGACTTCATCTGTTTCTGGTTTATCAGTAACAGTTTTGTCTCCATCGAGTTTTGCTTGTTCACCTTGTTCGTATGGTGCTTCTGGTACTGAGGGCACTTCTGCTCCAATATCGTCTGCATCTTGAACTTTAGGTTTCAAGTCTACACTAGCATCTTGTCCACTAGGGGATTTGTATGCTCCATCTTGCTGTGCTTTGTGGATTGCATCTACATTATTAAATAATGTATTTACATCACTTGCTAAAGCCTTGTGGCTTTCCAAGATAGTTTTTTGTGACTCAACAACTGCTTTCAATGTATCTGCGATAACATCGTAAGCTTTTTCGACTTCTTCTTCTTCCTCTTCTCTACGGTCTTCTTCGTCTTCTTGTTTAGAATTTTCGTCTGCCATGTTGTTGACTAAAATATATATAGAGGGTTTATAAATATTGTGGTTATTTATAGTTTATGGAAAATTACCTAAATCTTCTGCTCTTTTACCATATCTATTAGTCTTTCTACCACCATTATGCCTAACATTAAAGGCTTCTGTATCATTAGTTCCCATAAAATTCCCTCCTCTAGGACTAGTTCCATTGGCTGCATTAGTGCCTTCTTTTAATTCTTCTGTTAATTTCTTAGAAAGTGCTTTTATTGATAATCTTGCTTTTGCATCTATTTTTGCTTGATTGGCTTTTCTGTCTCTTTCGTTGGCTCGTGATCTTTTTCTTCCTGTTGGCTGTCTCTCACTTGACACATATCTTCTATTATATGGATTTGTGGTAATATCACCTACTTCATATCTTCCAATCTTTTTGCTTTTTCCACCTCTTTCTTTACCTTCATGTGTGTGTACCTTCTCACCCCTTCCTGTTGGCTGTTTTAAACCTTCTACTCCAAAATGATCAGTTCTACCACCTTCTCTTCCTGTCTTTGGACTATAGTCACGCCATTTTGTACTTTTGAATGGTTTTCTTCCTTCTCTACCACCATCTTCCGAATAACGTCTTGCATCTTCAGCCTGTTGCTGACTATCTGAAGGTTCTTTACTTAAGCCTCCTTCAAAGCGTTTTGGCTTTTTTGGTCTTGCTAACATCTCTTGCACATTATCATTACTTACTGCATCTTTTTCAATTCCTAAAGTAAACTTTCGACCTTTTCTTCTAGATGGAAGACCCCTTCTTCTTCGTTTAATTACATCTGTTGCTTTACGGAATGTTTTCCATTTTTCTGCATTTTCATCTGTATATGTTAAAGCATGTGCTATTGTAGCTGCTCTATCTTTTAAGTCATCTGCATCTACATCAGGATTTTCTTTTACTTCATTTTCAACCATTTTCAATCCTATACGTTTACCCTGATCTGATACTGTTTTTCTTCCATGTTTCTCTCCTTGGACTCTGGAACGTGGAACTTCACCTAATTCTTCACCGAATTTTTCATCCATGTTTATTGAATGAGCCCTAAAGCTATCTGTGCGTTTTTTATCTCTTGAATTTTCTTGATGCTCAGTTTGCATTCTTTTTCCATCTTTTTCCCATGCTTCTCTATCGAAATTTCCTGCATAATCCCTATACTCGTTGTGTTCATCATCATACTCTGTGTGATCATCATCTCCTCGTTGATCTTCATCAAAATCTTTTGGTGGCTTTGCTGCTTTTCTATCATTAGGATCTCTTCTTGCTCTTCGTCTATCTTTTTCTTCTCTGTACTTTCTGTATTCATCTCTTTCATCGTCATCCCATTTATCAGATCTCATTTTTGTTAGTTCCACTGCTCTTAATGCATCTTTTGTTTCTAATGCTAATGCTTTTAATTTTTCTACTTCTTCTAATTCACCATCTGTCAATACCTTCAATGGTTTTTCTTTACTCTCTGATTTACCTTCTGTACCATCATATTGTTCTTGCTGTGCTGAACCTGTTCTTGCATGATCTGCACTTTGTAACTTTACATGTGTCTCAGGATCTTGGTCATTCTCATAACCTGCAAAACCTTCTCCCTTTAATGTTTCTGCTACCTTGACTAGTTTGTCTAACTTCAATTACAATCCCTTTAATACCCATAGTGCTTTCAAAGCTTGTGATATAAAATGCTGTAGTTTTTCTTTTGACATATTTTGAGGATGAGTTTTCTCATGTACATATGCTTCAACTCTTTGTTGATAATCTTGATCACTTTCATTTTTATTCTGTGTTGGAATTTTACCAAGTTTTGCTGAGTCTCTATGAAATTGCTCTTCGCTACTTGTTGATGGCTTAACTTCTAATGAATGCCAGTCACCTGCTGTGCCATATCCTCCTCCACGACCAAATGTGAATTTTTCTCCTCTACTTCTCTTTCTTCCACCTGTACCACCTTTTAGTTTTTCTGCTATTTCAATCAATGCTTTTCTTTTAATATCCTTTGGTGCTTTACCAGTTGGAGGTGTTCTTGCTTGCTCAGAAAACAACTCACTTAAACGTGTTTCTTGAGCACTCTCTAATTTATCAAAATCATCACTTGAATTTACCCTTGGTCTCGTTTTTCTCTCTCTTTCAGAAACATCTCTATATTCTTCAGGAGAATCATGATAATCAGTATGGATAAATTCCCTTGCATTTTGTGCCTGTCCACCAAATGTTTGATTTTCTTCTTGTGGTGTTGCTCTTGCTGCTCTTAATCTTTCTTTGTTATCAAGTGCATCTTTTACTAAGTCAACAACTTTCCATTGCATATCTAGTTCAAATGCTTTATCTTTAAGGTCATACCATGATTCATTCTTGATTAATTTTCTTCTTTTAATTACTTTCTTTTCTCTATCTTCTGGATAAGGACTTCCACTTCCTGTCCATTGTGGAGGTACTTCTCCTCCTGCTACTCCTTGTTGAACATTAGGTTCTGCTTTCTTAGAGTTAACTCTCTGTTCTGCTCCATTTTGATTATACATACTGCTTGTATCTCCTGCTGTATTTGATAAATCTTTACCCTTTTCTAATTCCATTTCTCTTGGTGTATCTGGTGAATGTGCAACTTGTGTTGGATCATGTCCTGTTGGTGCATCTTTCTTTTTTGGCTTTGGTTTTCCAAAAACATCACCTTCTTCTAATTCAGGATGATTTTCATATACCTCCATTTCCATTGAATCTTTCATATCTTCTTTAGTATGAGGAATTTCATGATGATGACCACCACCATGATATTCTCCACAATGAGCACATGTTAAATCTCCTCCACAATGAGCACATGTGTCATCATTTCCATCATGTAAATATGGATAATCATTCTTTTTAGTAAATGAACCTACAATCTTTTCTGCACTTTCTCTTGATTTACCTTCATCCATAAGTGCTTCTACTTTACCTTCAAATGTTTCTATACCAGATAAATCAACTTTATACAAATCAGCTACTGTTGTTGCTTCTTGTAAGACTCTTCTTCCACCTTCAGTTAGTTTTGGTTCTTTCTTTTTTTCTTCTGCTTTATCTACTACACATCCAAACTTTGAACATTTTATAACCATTTTACCATCTCTGTCTTCAGTATGGTCAGCCATTGCTTTCGCTACTGGATTAAAGTCTGTGATCAACGCTAATGGAACGGCTGGATCTTTACATACTGCTACTTCATAATGTTCCAAGTCTGTTAATTGATATGCTACTGAACCATCTTTCATTACTTTTGGTGTTCTGTTTGACTTTGTTGCACCACCGAATGATAGTCCTTTGTATTCTCCTGATTTAATCTTACTCCATATCTCATTATCTAATTCATAATTTTTATGTATTTTACCTGTTATTTTAATCGCTGGAATTTCCTGTCCTCCAGATTTGTAAGTTGCTCTTGAAAAATTAATACCTTTGCCTATAATACGATTAGAATGAGTATCACTGATTGGTGCTCCTCTGTCCATCCATACAGGTAGGACTTTGTATAATTCATCCACTACTGTAATTTCTCCCTGTTTATCTTTAACCTCAACCGTTAAATAACCTTCAAAGAATCTATCTTCAGAGTTTACAGGATCTAGGGATTTAGTTACTATATTACTAAAGAATATATCATCTTCCATGCTAATTACTCATGATTCTAGTATATAAGTTTAAATAAAAAAAGAATGGATTGGGTGAGGTTATAAACCTACGCTTACTCCTTTTTTGCCTTGCTTACAGCAAAGTCTGCTGCGAATCCCGTTGTAAGTCCTACTAGGGCTAAGCCCACAACTCCAATGGATTCGACTGCGATTGTCTGTGAAACAGCTATTGCAGCGAATGTAGAGATGATTAGAGCACCTGCTAGTTTCCTTGCAGAGTAAGTTTCATCCTCACTGTGTAGGTATCCTCTCAAAGTGTTCAATCCTGCTCCGATTACTGCTGCGACAACAGTTATCAATACTGGATCGACCATACGAATACAGAATAATTCGCCTATATAAACTTATGTGAACCTTTTATTCGCAAGCCTTATAATAAAGTAACATAGTCAAGTGCATCCCTGACCCATTTACATGATTTCTTTTTTTTACTTACGCTTTTTCTTGCCATTTTTACCCCACTCTGCTGCTTCTTTAGAAATTGATAGACCTGTCACGAATAATGCTGAAATTGCTGCAATTAATAAACTCATCTCAAAAGTTAATCCTACGTCATAGATGGATTCTGCTACATTTCCTCCTACTAACGGAGAAAAGAAAGAAACACCAAAATTACCTGTGATTCTCGCTATACCTCTTACAAGTGATTGCTCCATAAATACAGTTAAAAACCAAGTATTTAAATTACTCTATACGTTTTACAAAATTTGTCTTCATGAGATGAAGGAAAATTACTGGTTCTGTAACAAATGCCTGAATAACCTCATCTCTAAATATACCAGACGAATCGAATTTTCCACATTTATAACAAACATATATTTTTGATACTCCCTTCTTATATCCATATTTGAATGAACCACATGAGCAGTGTTTTTTAGTTACAAAATGTCTCTTGGTTTTTCGTTCTGTAGGCATATCACTCATGATTTAATTGCAAGCATTTATTAATAAGTATTTCTATTATTTTAATTATGGGAACGTCTTTTTATCTGTATGAGAATGAAGAAGAACTTAAAAAAATATATGGTGCACAATTAAATGAAGAGACTCATTGCATTAAAATAACCGATATGTACCTAAAACCTAATGATGTATTATGGATTATTGAAGAATATGATAAGATAAAAGAAAAACCACTTATAGGTAGATCTATAGTTCATTTTAGAAATACAAGTTTTAATGAATATAAAAACGGGGATGAGAAGTTAATTCTTCATGATAAGTTAGTTTTTGACCCAAAAAGAAGTAAACTACAGGCATTTACTAAAATATTACGAAAACCAGAGTTTGAAGTAAAAGTAGATAGATATTATGGAGATGAAAAGACAAAAAAATGTAAAATAGACTATAACCATAGATATTATGATTTAACTAGTGATAGGGTGAATTTAATCTTAAAATGAAGAAATGCAAAGAATGTGGAATATATTCAGAGTTAGCGTTATATTTTGATGAAAGATTTGATATGTGTAAAAAATGCTATAATAAAATATCACCTCATACAGTAACGGGGTTAGATGATTGAAAATAGATTTGTTTTTAGGCGATGTAGAGGATAAACTAGACGTAATAAATGGTAATTTAGAAGACCTAAAAGTACTTTTACGGTTACTTTTAACTCCACCCGACCTAAAAGAGTATGAAAAGTATAAACTAGAAAAAAGAAAAGATGTTTAGGTTATCTTTTGTTTTGAGTACCATTTGTCATTAATATCTTCCAATCTTTACCCAATTTTTTCTTCATTTTCAACCAAAATGGATCTGTACCAAACATTCCACCTTTTTTATTGTATTCTTTGGTTACATTTGCTATTCTCCTATGACATGTCCTACAAAACCTTGCGTTAATTTGTTCTATTTCAAATTTATAATTTCCACAAAAGAAGCATAAACCATACATTTTATGTGTGATTGTCGCTAAAAGTGGCTCTCTACCACGCTTTCCAGCACATTCTCCACAAATATCAGCAATAGTAGCAGAAGTTGCATCTCTTTTGAAGCAATTTATACATATAGCTTCCTTGTAGTTGTCTACATGAGTGTATTCGTCTTTTTGATGTTTATCCCAAAGTTTTTTGGTTAAATCATTACTGTTTTTGTTTGTATCTAACTCAGTAGGCAGCTAACTTCACCTTTTTCAATGCATCTTGAAGTATAATGTAGATATTATTACATGAATAGTGATCACAACCGTTTTTTCTAGACTCTTTTTTGATTTCTTCTATTGTATCATCAATTAATTTGTAATTTGGAGTGTAAACATTTGATATGACTGTTGTATTTACGTTGTCTGCAATAACTTTTACCTCTTTTTTAGATACAGGAACTTGTCCGAATGGTGTGTTAACTGTTTCTTTTACTTCCTTACTTTTCTTTCTCGCCATCTTCCCACCTCCTTGCTTGCTCAAATTCATTTTTAACTAATTCTCTTGCCTGTCTAACAGTCATTCCTGCTGACTTTCTTAATTCATCAACAGTTTTTGTCTTATTCCATCCAAAATCAACTGCTGTCTGCAATGTATTTTTAACAACTGTAAAATTTGATGGTGTGATTCCATCAGGATAGCTCTTTTTACTCATTGTTGTGCCTGTACCTGATGCTGGAAATCCTTCTGCAACTCCACCAGTGTCTGATGGTCTAGAGTTTTCAGGCTCTCCTTGTGATTGTTGTCTTTGTTCTTCTGCTTCTCCAAGTGAATTACCTCTTCCTCTACCTTCAATCATCGCTGGACTGTTAACTGGATCTTTACTAATCTTATATTCACCTTGATGTGTTCTTGTAATCTCAAATCCCATGCCTTGTAATGCTTGCATGTTATTAATTTCAACACCATCCTGTTGTAGTTCTCTAAGTTTATCATTCTCTTCACCTGTTTTTAATTTCAAATCCCAATCATCTACGCCAAACATTTCCGATAATTTCTTGAAAAATGCTTTGTAAAGAATGTCTTGACCCCATTTCACTGCTCTGTTTGTAATTGTAACTTGTAAACCTTCTTGTGACCAACCACCAACCATTTCACCGTAGTAAAGTGGCAATACTCCGTAAATTGCACCTATAATTTGTCTTAATTCTTGTCTAACTGCAATAAATTCAAGTTCTTTTAATGAACCAGTAAAGTCTAACCACTGTGCCATGTTGTTTCCACCTTTTTCTTGTTCTACAAGCAATGGGTGTATCATGTAAGGGTCTTCTGTTGCCTTTTGTTCTAATGCATCCCATGACTTTCTAAATGTTTCATAGTTACGAGAAGCAATAACTAACATACCTCTTGGTGGTCTCATCTTATCAAAGTATTTTCTAACATACTCATCCATATGAGATAATGACATTGCCTTACTCCATACAGAATAAATTGGACTGTAACCGTAAACTAGAGATGGTTTATACTTTCCTGCCTTCCATATCAGTTCACCCTCACCGTAAATAACACGTTTTGGTTGTGGAATACCGATAGAATAAACAGAGTTAACTTCACATACTGCTTTCAATGCTTGAGCACCACATTGATCACAATGATCGGATGAAAGTCGTGTATCTCGGTGTTCAAACCGTGGGCATACGTATACTTTGTTTCTTTTGTCATCATAACCTATTCTACCATCACTATCTGCAATCATGGCGACTTGAGGTGGGTCTACACGAATAATTTCTTTAATTTCAGTTCTTTTTTGGTCTATTCTTCCTGTTCTATCATCTACAAAATAATTTTTCAATAATAACATGTAAGCGTTGTCTGCTACCTCTAAATCTCTTTCTAATTGCCTGCAAACATCCTCCAAGTTCTGCTCGTTACCATTGATTGTTTTTGTCATCAAATCTTCAAGTTGTTTCCTATGTTCTGGTATAGGTCTTCTTAGATTCTTAGAACCACATGTATCACATACTATAGGCTCTAATTTGCTTTCTGGTGTATCTTCAACTATTCCTGCTGGAGTTGCTTCTGCTGTAGGCTTGTATTGGAATTCTTTACTACAATTATTACATTTATACTTAAATCTCTCTGTAATCTCGAATCCATTCTTAAACATCTCCCTATTAATGGTCTCAATAGGTATTCTAAGTGCATCAATGTTATCTGCTAATTCATATATCATAATGAGTGGAAATGGAAAAATTGGTAGTTTAGCACCAGTATCTGTGCTCATATATGGCTGTGAGATTGAAGGTCTTACCGTAGATTCAGTATATCCTTTATTACTGAGCCTAAAAGCACTCTTTAGGCTATCTATAAAACCCATGTCTAATCAATAATCTTTACATATATAAACTTTGTCCAAATATGTCATCATCTGTAAAGAAAATAAAAACGTTTAAATATAGGTTCTATTTAGATGATATATGTCTGCAACTAAAGCAACAACTGAATATTTTCAAGCATTAGCAGAATTTCAGAGTGAAATTACTGGTGCATTCACAGATATTCAAAAGAAAATAGATCCTAACCATATTGCAAACGATTTTGCTGAATTACAGGTAAAATTAATGTCTGCAACTATAGAGAATCTAACAAACACTGTAAAAACTTACAGAAAAACTCTCTCTTAGAGAGTGTCTTTTTTTTATCCACCATGTTCAGAACAATCAATATCTCTACCCTGTTCTGTGCATGAACAAGATGTAGATACTTCTTCGGTTTCTTTACGGGTATTACGGTCTAGTATACTCATAAAAATAATTATAAAGGTTGATTAATAAAGATTTGTGTACCATTGGTGTGAGTCTGCATACTGCGAAAGGCAGAGGACTGCTGTGACGAGGCAGGTGGTACTTTATATATAGGAAGATATAACAAAACATATGGTAGAAATCAACAGTAAAGAATATGGTATAATATTCAGATGGTTTGAGAGGGCTTTTGGCTTAAAAGAGCCGACAGAGATACCATTAGAAGACAAACGAGTGTTCTGGAAACTCACATTTCTCGCAGAAGATAGAATAGAAGAGGATAAACTAACTAACAAGGATGAGTCATGAAATGTGACTACTGTAACGAAAAAACAACTGCAATAATAACTTTTCCACATCCTAATGGTGAGGTTAAGGTAATGTGTTTTGCGTGTATAGACAATATGGAGTCAGAGAGCCTGCGAGCCAAAGGCGAGCCTTTAAAAAAAGAGGTTGGTAGAAAAGACTGTCTTTCAAAAGATTTATAAGTATAGACCCTGTTATACAAACAATGAATAAAACAAAGTATGATTACATTTATGATGAGTTGCAAGAAATTGCCCAAGATTACACAAGACTCGGAAATAGACTTCATTCCTTAAAGATTCACGTTATGAGATTGAAGGATAATAAGAATTATGAAACGGAACTATTAGAATTTGACGACCCTATATTGGAGGATGTAGGACATGGATAATAGTTCTGATCCTATTAGAACTGTCAAGCAGAGAGGCAAGTGGTATTTTGATTGGCATGTTTTATTGGCGTTCTTTTTTATCGGTACTGGTATAGGTATTCCTTTGGGTGTAGCAATGTTATGTTGGAGGGCATGGAATGAATATAAAGGACATAACTGGGAACGTAAGGTTGAGCAGGGAGATTTTAGCACAAAGTCTGCATGGGAGATGAAGTAGTATGGCTAATAGTGCTGTGAGAGATATGCTTGATTTGTTACACGAGGATTGGCTACCAGAAAGTAACAAGAAGGATCTACAGAGTATTATCATAGAACTAATAGAAAACATGGTAGATGACCGTAAAGGAATTGACGAGAGGTTTAAATATTGATGGGTTATAAACAACTGGCAAAGGTAATATGTGTGGCGTGCAGCGAGCCGTTAGGCGAGCACTCGAAAAGAGATTTGGTGCGTTGTTTATTTCGGGTTCAAGGTACGATGGTTAGTGATGGTATTGAAAATACCAGTGATGGCATTTCTGCCCAAGAGGGCATTTCTGCCCAAGATGGTTATTCAGATGAGGATTTAGCAGATGGAAGAAATGAAGGACATATAAGGGGGTTTGATTCACACATTGGTTAAGATGGAGACCCTGAGAGACTTTGAGATGTATCAGATGTTTAAGGGTAAGAAAAAGAAGAAGGTTAAGAAGAAATGAAAATTGATCTAGATATACCGAAAGGATTTGAAGCTGAAATCAGATTATATTGTTCTACTTGTCAAGAAGAAGTAGTAGGAGATGATTATAAGAGACATGAATGTGAGGAATGGAGAAGATATGCCAAGAGAACATAAGATCAGTACAAAGAAAGTTATCAAGTTCTTGATGAAACATGATTGGGCAATATGGGATATGAGGGGATCACATTATATAATGCGTAAGTCTAATTCAGACATGCAGTTACAGTTGCCATATAGGAAGGAGTTGGGTAAAACAACTCTGGTTCATACTATGGAACGTGCTGGTTTTACAGTGGAAGATTTATATAAGGAACTGGGGTATAGATAGGTATGGTAGTTTATGATGATGAGAAGACTTGGAAACAGCATTATGATGACTGGTGTAATATCCTTGAAAGATTACAGGGTGATAATATTCAGATTACCTTTAGACGTAAAATCATTCAAGGTATGATCAATGACTATGAACGTGGACATAAAAGAACTGGTAATGATTAGAATGCTTCAATCCCCCCTTTTATATACTAAATAAATCTAAGATAAAATTTAGACTTTCTATTAAAATAGGATGAAGAATTTGAACCAATTACACATTATCTTTGTTTCTGACTTGTAGTATATTAAGTTTCGTTGTTTTGTTCGATTTGTATCTAACTTGTATTTATAAATGTTTCTAATTTTTGGTTTTTCTCCATATCGCCCTGATGCGAATTTTTCCTGTTTAAAACACTGTGGAAATAAAAAAAAATTAAAAAGAAGAGTTGGGCACGTCTGCCCGTTGTGCGTTTTTAATTCCCTACAGCTATAACTTCAGGAATTAAGAAACGACTTTTTGAACTTCAGCCACATTTACGAAGGTAATAATAGATTTGCCAGAGTTTAAACCAGAAGATTTCAACTGTTCACCAGATTTGAAAATTGCGTCAAAGTCGCCTTTCTCGCTGTCTGTCATTGAATGGTTTTTACCTTCTTTGGTTTTGAAAGAATAGCCCGTAATTTCCCAAGCAATTAAACCGTAATCTTCGCAAAAGTTACGAAGTTGTTCGTTTTGCTCCTCAATCAGTGCTTCTCTTTCTTTCTCTGTCATTTCTGTTTTAACCTCTGTTTGTGGTTCGTTCTGTGACATTTTGGCTAAAAGCTCGAATATTCTAGAGTTAGTTTGCTCTAGGGCTGTCAAGCGTTTTTCCAAAGTCTCTTTAGTTTTTGTTGTGCGTGCCATGTTCTTACTTATTTTATGTATAATACCTATATATACAAAGACCAACGATTCATACGGTGAAAGGTAGGAAACTAAATCCTCTCAGAGAACGCCAAAAACCCACGCCATATATATCCCTATATATCTGTACACCGAATATTTATTTATATATGTATATATGTACACCATATATATTTATATATATATGTATATATTATATATATATATACGAGGCACGGCTGGGCTCATATATATTATATATATATATATTATATTATATGTATATATATTTCATATATAATATATTTACTTAGTGCCTACGGCACGCTGGCTCTACTGCTTATGTGTATAGTATTGGTATAGTATGAGACTTGTAGTCACAAACTCGTTGCGAAAGGTATATATAGGTATGGCGCTGCTGGATATGGTATATCTGATAGGTTCGATAGGCATAGCCTATATACAATTATTGATTCTATTGTACCTATTGTGTATAGTATTGTTAGTTATAGGGTTATTGTTAATTATTATTATTAATTATTATTACAAGTATGGTTCATGTTCCCACGACTAACACCCTTTTCACCTGATTATTTGTTGGTAAAGATTTATAAATCTACTCTTCCTTATATTGACTAATGACTTGTTCACAAGTTCTAAGCCTTTTCGGCAAAGTCCACACAACTACGGTATGCTATGCATATGCATATGGGAGATGTTCCTATGATATCTAGGAAGAAGAGTGTAAGGTACGTAAGCCTATCATTCGAGAAGCCTAATCCTAAGAACATGGCTAGCGACCTTGATGATACAATACGTAATGTTCGTGCCAGACGTAAGGGTATCATCTATAGGAGAGCACAAGCAGAAGCCCGTAAGCTTATGGGTATACCCGACTTGCATACCAAGAAGTTTGTACGTAAGCATAGAAGACAAGTAAGAAGTATACTATCTATTGTTGATGGTGTCGCTGACTATATCTATGAGTCTGCTTATGATATAAATGGTTCATGGGCATATGGTAATGAAGCAAGGATGAAAGAGATAAACGATAAGATTAAAAGTGCTAATCAATATCGTAGTCAAAATCCTCTATTGCTTATGCTTATCCCTGAACTAAGAGAGATTGATATAGAGCAACTTAACTCTATAGTATCTTTCTTTTTGGTAGATAAGGATGGTCGTTTAATAGGCAACACAACTCACTCTGAACCTAGTATGGTATACAACAAGAAAGAGTTATCTAAACTATGGGTATCTCCTCACTTGGTTAATGGTATACCATATGTATTAGGTTGTAAGAAGTGTGGATTAGATATGGAGGGTCGTCTGGTATGACTCCCATACCTTTCCTTTTTATTATGCATATCACCATAGTAGGTATGATAAACCTAATGGAAATGATGCAGCATAAGCTACGTCTACATGGTACAGAAGTACCACGCCTTATGGGCAGGAACGGTGATGTCATGTCGTAGGTAGATGTATAATAATAGAAGAGGTTAAGTAAAATGACCGAAACATTTGACGAAGTAAATAAGACCTGCAAGGTTAGTCTTAACAGTTCTTATGTATACTCATTCGTTAGACCACAAGCAGAGATAGAACGTAAAGAGCCTGTCACTATTGATGTAAGAAATATTAACGCACAGTTAATAGTAAATAATGATAGTGCTGGAACTTCAATAGATAATATCACTACGAACTTTACAACTAGACCAGTTACCTTTGAGTGTAATGATTGTAACTGTGAAGTTGAACAATCAGTAACATTCAATGAGGCTATAGATATAATAGAATCAGGTGGCTCATGTGAATGTTGTACTAGTGGTGAGCATGATATAGATATTGAAGAGATTAGGAGTGAAGCACATGAATTTAGTACATGTTCAGATGAAATGTATGGTACAGTAAAATGTAAACGCTGTCATGAAGACGTAGATGTATCACTAAGAATGGAGGTACAAAGTTAATGAGATATAAAAACTCACGTAGTACTGAACCAACTGGTGTTACTAGTAAACTAGGAAATGGTGAAGATAACGAACACATTGTTAAAGCTTGTGATATTGCAGAAAACCTTGCAATTAATACAACAGCAACCAATGACGATGTAACATATGCACCCGTTGACTATGAGAATGCATTCATTCCATATAGAATAGGTAAGTATGAAGATGTTATGGGATTAAAGCATGAGTTATACAACCATGCTATGACCAGTGACCAACCTATACTTTTGATAGGTGATAAAGGTTCAGGTAAAACTATGACTGTTCATGACTTGGCTCGTGATTTATATGATGATGGTGTACTTGGTGGTATGATATCCATGCAAGGTAACTTCAACACAAGTGATAAACATATGATATCTTATAATAGATTGAAGGGTTTATCTGGTGAGACTGTTAAAGGCTTTGGTATTAATGTAGTATGCTTAGGCAATCACTTTAGTGAGGGTAAGTATGCTAACAATCCAAAGTTAGTCATAGCATATGTTGATGAACTTCCTAACATGCCAACAGAAACTAGTATTATACTCGCATCATTATTAGATGGTAGACGTATGATACAGACACAAGATGGTCATACATGGAGACTCAATGATAATGCTAGAGTAATATTCATTGCAAGTGGAAACCCTAGTCATTATGCTGGTGTAAATACATTGCAAGAAGCATTGATGTCTAGATTCACTGGATATTATATTGGTTATCCAAGTGACGATAGTATCTGTAAGATGATTGACTTTGATAAGTATGGTGTGCCTGAAGATGTGGTTAATCCATTGCTTACATTGTGTAGTGACATACATAGTATGAAACAGAAACAGGATGTTGATTATGTTATCAGCCCTCGTGACCTATCATACTTTGCACAAGAGTATAGTAATAGGATGAATAAGTATGAACCTAAAGAGACAGCCGAACAAGCATTGGCTGGTGCTTTAGAGAAAACTATACTTATTAACTATCAAGACTTGCAAGAGAGACAGTTAGTTAAGACATCTATCGAAGAGACCTTTGGCATATCTATGCAGACCAAGTACTCTTAGACATGCAAGGTAAATTGTCCAGAGTTATGAACGTCACTATTGAGACAGCATATATATTCTGTGTTAATTGTGGTGAACAAAACAACATAGGTAATGATAAGTGTCATGTATGTGATAGTGTATTAGTTACAAGCAACGATGACTACTGTTGTTTATGTGGTTGTGAACAATGAAGATAAAGTTATGGTTTTACAACCATCTCTTTTATCCTTTGTATAAGGATTACATTCAAGAGGAATGTGATGACTATCTTTCAGAGAATGCTAAAGAATATGCACATGAATATATGTCAGACATGTGGAACGATAGGGATTAGTTAGAGATGCCTTTCAAAAAGAGTGCAGTTAAACGCACTAAATCTACAGACATATTGTCAGCTAACGAATACAATCGTAAACGTACTGATGTAGTTGAGGAACTAAAGAACAAACGTATCAATGTAGCATACAGGAATACTAATAGGAACTATGTTACAGCAGACAGTTATAGTAATGATATCATGCACGTAACATTAGCATCGCCAGCAGTTAAAGGCATACCAATACGCACTGCCTTATGGCATGAGTTATCACATGTGTTACATAATTCATTTGCTACTAGTTTCTTTAATGCATCCCATGACTTGGCAAAGAAACAAGTGGATAGAATACTGGATAAGAATCCAATATTTGCTGAGGTTGATAAAGCATTACGTTCTGTTAGAGATCCATTTACAAATGCTCCAGATAGTTTAGATAAGTCTCAGTATGTGAATCAACTCATGCAACTATATCGTATGGGTTTTAATGCTATTGAAGACCAACGTATTGAATCATTAACTGGTAGTGTATGGTTAGGCACTGGTAAGATGTTCAATAAGATGCGTGACTCATTAGGTGAAAGACTGTTAGAAAACTTGAAGAGTAATGTCAACAGTGAGGATGGTATGGATAACCCAATCAATCATTTGTTATTGATAAGATTCAATCAAGCAGGTGCAGTAAGAGCAGACCATAAATTACATAAGGCTATGACTGATGTGGCAGGTAAAGATGAGTTCGGTTCTATAGTAATATGGAAACGTTATGTTAAACCAGTCATAGATAAATGGTTTACTAAAAGGATAGAGAAACAAGCAGAGAAATATAATGAGTCTTTATCTAAAAACATTGAGCAATTAGAACAGACTAAATCTAAAGAAGAGGAGTGTGAAGAAAAGTCCACTGCCCTCGAAAAGATATCAAACTTTGGTCAAGATTATGTATACGAAAAGATGAATGACTATGATAAGATGTTAAATAGGATTGGTACTGAAGAGACAAAAACAATACGAGATAAAGAAAACCGATATGATAAATCCGAGAGAGTTTATCGTAAACTCAATGTGCATAAGTATGATAAACGTGAGGAGCTTGATGAACTGAAGAGAGAAATCAATAGTTCTAGAACTTCAATGTTGAATGAAGTACATGATATGGGAAAAGAGACCACAAGGGATGGTGTAAATACTTCTGTATCAAAACAAACTGGTATGGATAGAAACCAATGTGATATAGGTGAGGATGATGAAGATGCATTATCTGAACGTTGTAAGGAAGAAGCCTTAGACCTAGACTCTGAAGATATTGATGAAGATAACATGGATACTATGTTAGCAGAGTCTGAAGAAGGTGGTACTGGACAAGTTAAAGAGATAAAGAATGGATTGTCTGGTATGGCTATACCTAAAGAACCTTCTAACATACATATTGTTTCTAGAGTACAGAAAGATAACAACGTTGATTCAACATTAGTTACTGGTCTTAGAACCATAGTTAGTAAGTTGAAGGAACGAAACGTACCAACCTTATCTGATACTGGTGATGAGTTTGATGAGGATGAATACATTAACCTTAAGCAACGTGGCTATGGTGATGTGTTTAAACAAAACAAACTACAGAATGGTATAGATATACTTGTGAGTATTGATGGCTCTGGTAGTATGGAATCTAATGAGAATATAGTTGAGGCACGTAAGTTAGTGTCTAGTTTGTTTAAGGTTGCTCAAACTATATCAGAGTTAACTGTTGAAGCAAACGTATGGTCATCTAATACTGATGGTGATGTTGGTATGACAACAATCAGAACACTAGCAGAGTGTAAGAACATATCAACCAGTGTTTCAGGTGGTAGATACTATGAGACACCAACACATGAAGCAATGGCATATTCAGCACGCAGGTTAAAAAGAATGCAAGGCAGACATAAGATGTTGATACTTATCACTGATGGTTATCCACAGTTCAGTAAGGGTGGCGTTCATATGTCAAACAAAGCAATAGTAACTGCATGCAAGAAGAATCTTCGTAAAGTTTTACAGGTAACAGACAATGTTATATGTATTAACGTTGAGCCTCGTGGTTATACAACTTGTGAGATGCTTAAGGATATCTTTGGTAAAAGATATGTTGAGTATGAGGGTGTGAAGAAAGCAAATGAATTCGTATCTAAAACATTGAAGCGTAAGTTCATTGAGGTATTAAGGAGATGACTGATGAATTTAAACTTGATAAAGAAGCAATGGATATGACAAGAATGCTTAACATTGAAGAGGTTAAGGTTATCACTCATCTATGGAAAATGTTAGATGTTAAGGGTGTGCCAATAGATGATATACCTGAAGATCTTATCCATATGGATGCAGTAAAGTATCTAATGAACCAGCTATGTAATGCAGGAAAGAAGTATAACCTCAGTCGTGCTGAGATGGTAATCGCTGTTAGATGTGCATTGTTTGATGTCCTATGGAATTATACATTGGTTGATACTGAAGTAGCCAAACAAAAATTCCAACATGATAACAAATAGATATGAAACGTAAACCTGATTACTGTGTATGGTATTGCAAGTGCAGAAAAAGTACAGGCAAACCTATCGCAGTATTCACACCAATAGATAAGAAATTGACATGGCATTCAACATTACCTAAGAAGATAACAAATTCATTAATTAGTGTGGAAATGTCATTCAATAATTCTATACCTATAGCTAAGAAGTCTGGTGCTACAACCATACTTAACATATGGTGTTTTACCAACACCTGTCTGTGCAGTGACTGTGACTAGCAGTTGTACACCATAATGAATGAAGTAACTAGAGAATCTCCATATGTATACAGTATGATTTCTCGTAGTGATTCAACTACACGCCATATAATAATACATGAGCCAACTGATGATAGACTTGTGTGTGACTGTAAAGGCTTTACATATAAAAGCAACTGTTATCATATACGTGATGTACGAGAATTTATATCTATAAACCCACATGTGAATACAATGATAAGAGAAAAACCAAAAGAAGCAAAACATATCAAAGAATTAAAAGATAAACCTGATGGTGAATACAGAGACCCATATGACCAACCCGTATTGGTAGAGACAGACAAACTTGATGGTACAATAAAGAGATTATATGCTATGAGCCTTGACCCAGCAGTAGAAGGGCTATGGATTCCTCGTATTGAACTATCAATACAAGAACGCAGGCGTATAATTAAAGGCATACTTGATATGGAAAAGAATGTATGGATTATCAATCAGCGAAAGAAGGCTGTTGATATTGAATGGCTGTCTGATTCTGACCTGTTCAGATACTATAAGATGATGAACGAGTTAGTAGGCAATGACGTTACAGCGTAACTTGCTATTTCTTATAGCAATACCATTTGTTATATTCTTTGGTAAAAGAATACTAGGTATGGTGAAGAAACAATGATGGAACATGGCTTCTATGGGTGCACTACCCATAAGCAAGCACTCAAAAGAATTAAAGCACTTGCGAAATATGACATGGTAGAGATACTAGGTGAAGATTTCAATACTGATGGCTTTAATGCTCAAAAGGTACAAGACTGGTTACGTGATTACCACCTTAGTAACAGCATGAAATTGATGAACATGTTCTTTGAAAAAACAATTAAAGAACGCAGAAGAGGGGGTTGGTTAAAAGGTAAACCTGATCTTACACTGAATGGTTTATGGAACGTTGCATATCTTATGAGATGTAAACCATACTGGACAGATTTAGTTACAGAACTTATGAAACACTTTGATGTAGAATATCAGGACTATCAAGATGTATGTAAAGGTCTGTCAATGGTTGCATGGTTCATGTCTAATGACCATGAAAGAAGCATGGCAAAAGCTCACAAACAATCTGTTATAGAAGGAGAGTACCATGGATATATTACATACATGGCATTATCATGTGCATGTGAAATATTAGGTACAAAGAGAACCAACAAACGTGCAGAAGCAAAGCTTAAGAATAACTTAATATATGTTGGGCAGATAACAGAGGAAGTATATCAGGAGATTAAGAATTGAACGCATTGGATGTATAGATATGAACACTCAAAGAAAATACTGTGTCAAATGTGGGTTGAAACGAACAACTAAGAAGAAACTACATTTCCACTGTAAGTGTAAACATGGCTGAAGAATATAGTCATCCAACATACATAACAAAGTGTGATGATTGTGGTCATACTGATAACTTCATAGTTATTCACGCACCACATGACTATAAGCATATAGTAAAATGCAAGTGTGGAGGATATAAGATTGACCTCTTCTACTGACCCAGCAACAGACCATATGTTATGTATGGCTGTTGACTGTGAGTCAATCGCTACTAAAAGCGTACTCGCAATAGTTGACGTTGAGGGTAAGGAAGAGAAGCATAAGATAAACTTCTGTCGTGACCACTATCTAAAACAAATGGCATATCAATATGCAAAGGAAGAAGAGAAATGACCACCGAAGAATACGGTGGCTCTTCTCCTGCCTTCCATACAATGACTGATGCATATAATGGTGCATTAAATAGTAGAACACAGAACATGAAAGTTAGACGAGTGAATAAAACAACACTTGGTATGTTTACTGTAAGTACATTAAGATTACCACGAGACATGGATGACTTTCATCACGGAAAAGTATATGAAACTATGATATGGTATAATGAATTTGGTTCTGATAAAGAAATGAATCCGAAATACCATTTCACCGAAAGACCTGTTGACACATGGATGAACTATCAAGAAAGATGTCGTACATATAGTGAGGCAGTGCAACAACACAAAGATGCTGTTATGTATATAGAACTCTTCGTTAATTATGATGAGCCTGATGAGGAGACATGTCAATGTGGTAATAAAAAACCAGAGGGTGATAAACTCTGTTTACATTGTTGGTGTGAAGAACATAATATGTCTTGTACTTGTGGGTGCGAATCGAAATGAAAGAAGAATTCACAGAAGAAGATTATGAAATCGAAATGAAATGTGAAATATGTGGAGAACCATCTGGTTGTGGAGATTACCATGAAACCTGTCAATGTGCTGAACCTATTAGAGATAAACATTCTAGTGAAACGTGTAAAATATGCGAGAAAACATTATGGGATGATGATCCAATTTATGAAGAATGTGAACAATGTAAGAAAATTGTAGAATCTATTAATGATGAAGGTAAATGTGAGGAATGTGAAACACACATTTCAATGGAAGATATAAGGCAAATAGCTATGAGGAATCGAAATGAATGACTATATTATAGAGCAAATAGATAGTATAATGCAAAAACTATCATTGGTTAGATGTCAAGGTATGAATATTGGAATCAAAGATGAAGTCAATTTTGATTTAGATAATCTAAGAGATTGGATTATAGGTAGTGAGGAATCGAAATGACTAGATACTATGTAACGGAATACCAAGATCAGATTACTGATGAGTATGTAGTATTAAATCCACCTGAAGTAATTCATGCAGAACAAGGGTGCGTTCAATGTGCAATAAGTAAATACACTGAATTACATCCTGACCGTTGGACATTTCATGGTGCTGTTACGGAGGAATCGAAATGAAAGAAGAATTCACAGAAGAAGATTGTGAATCTTGCTACAATCTAGGGAAAAGTTATTGTAATCATGGTCATCAGGTTGGTTGTTGCTGTTCTGAATGTACTGCTGATTGGCGACATGATAACAACCTAGATGAAAATGATGAACCTATGAAGGATTAATCGAAATGAGCCGTAAGATATCAGAGGAAGCTTGTCAAGCTTTACTCTTGGGTAAACCATATAAGAAAAGTAACACAGTAGTTGAAAGATTAGATGTATTTACATGGATAATGAAATTGTTTGGTAATCCTATAGCTCATTGTAGACCTCGGGGTACATTAGGAAGAAATGAAGGACATATAAGTAGTACGCCTGAATATCTTCAGATATGTGATGGTCGACACCAATCAATGACTACTAAAGAACGTCTTAATGTATTACCTAACGTTAGCATACATCAGGATAACTTTCAATGGTATATCAATGACTGTAAATGGGAAGATGCAGCATACGATAATAAAAAGTCTAATCCGTATGGATGGATTAATGTCATAGTAGATTATAACTATATGAGATTCAAGAAGAATATACCACCCGTAGTAATCACACAGATAAAGTATTCAGCAAAAACATATGAGGAACTACGCAATCAGTATAGATATAAATATGGAGAAGACAATAAATGAATATGAAACCTAAACCATTGAAGAATTTCTTTGTGCAATATAGAAAAGTAACGAATAAGGGATTTGGTAGAATGCAAAACTCTAAATGGTTTGACGAGGCAGGAGCAGATAAATTCGCTATGAAAGTATTCAGAGAGAATAAAGACAGAGCACTCGTTCATATAATACAGGTTGATGAATTCAATCCCAGCAGGCAGATAAAGTATAAGTTTGTTGACCTTATGGGAGAAATTCAACTATGGAATGATTTCTATATGCCTGACCAACTAGTAGACGTAAACGTGCAGAAAGTACAAAGACTAAATACAAACAGGTAGACTTATATCTATCATTACCTTTTTTTTATTATGATTTGCCACATTTGTTTAGCTGAAATTAAAGAATCTAATACATTAGATAAATTAGATTTATGTAAAACTTGTTTTAAAAAAGTTGGTGATATTATTAATGAAAAATCTTAAGTGTATGTATTGTATGGGAAAAGTACCCGTAACATATAAAGGAAGACAAAAAAAATTCTGTACTGAAAAATGCCGTTATACATATAAGAAAAAAAATGGTCTCCTTACATATCAAAAGAAAAGATTAACCAATCATAAAAAATGTTTTATTTGTAACCGTGTTATATCTAGTGTAGGTCTGAGAAAAAAAATTTTTAAATACTGCTCAAAAAAATGTATGATTATAGGAACAAGGCAAAGAGACAGAAACCAGAAGAACGTATATGTAAAGATACCTATTAATATGTATTATAAACTGTTCGAGAATAGACCACCCATATAGTTGTACACCAAAAAAATCATAAAAATACTATTTTTTCTAGAAGACGTTAGCTATGCTACAGTCAAATGTGCCCAAGCCATATTATATATCAATGCTTCCTCTTGTGCCTCGTCTATTGTTTCATCAAAATCATCTATGCATTTATGAATAAATTCATGGGTTATGGTAGATAAGATATCGTCTAGGGTCTCATGGTTATTAAGATATATTAATATCCTGCCTGTTTCTGAGTAATATACTCCCCTCTCATCACAACCTGTAGTTTTTAAGTCCAACCTAATTCTAGTAAAAGTTATAAGATAAGATAAAGTTTTCGTTTTATGTGGAAGGAATTTTGGTCATGGTATGAGAGGCATACGACTGAGAGCCTATTAATAACAGCCATAATCATATATATACAAATTCCCCATATGGTGTGGGCAGGAGATGCAATATTACAAACAGGAGTAGTGTGGGGAGTCAATCCAATTCTTGATTTTTTTCTATATGGTATTGATTTGATTGAGATTATACCTATGATAAACCTAGGAATGCTTATTTACTCCAGAATTAGAAGAAAATAGTGGAATTAAAAGCATGGTTAATATTATCGGCAGGAGTTATAGTGTTTTATGGTGTGGCGATTTTTAGTGGTAATTTTCCAGAAAATAAGGAAGTTATTGAAGAATGTGGACAGTTGGCTATGGCAATGACTAAAATATGTCCGTAAGTTTATAAGAAAGAAGAAAATATATAAAATATGGCAGATGAAGATACAAATCACCCAGCACCTAGGTGGGATGTAGTTACTAAGGGATATGATAAAGTGGATTCTGTTATTGATGATTTTGTAACCAAGGATAAAATGAATATCTTAGAACTATCTATAATATTTATGATGGTTAATAAGCGTTTAAATCAACAAGATATAGGTATGTATATGGAATATGTAAAAGAAGAGGCTGATAAAAATGCACAAGACAGTGGACTCTACAAATGATATAAAACTACCTTGGTCTGACCACAAGGATGTTAATATTAATATACCGTGTAAATTATGCAGAGAACAAGCAATAAGTGCCAGTGGTTGTAAATATTGTTCTTTATGTTATAAGGAATTACTTTCTACCGAGATTCTTGGTAAGTGATAGTGCAGATTTTACTTCTTTGACAGATTCTAGATTGTTTAAGTCTTTGAATAGAATTGGACACTCTTGTTCTAGTAAATCTACAACTATACAGTTATTCCATTCTAATGTACGTTTCTGTATTATATCTCTATATGAAAGACCATATCCGTTATGTCTTTTATCCTGAACCCTTACTACAATCTTTCTGTCGTCTTTATATATAACTATATCTAGTGTTTCTTTATCCTGTCTTTCTGTGACCGTATCTTTCCATTCATCTGTTAAAAGATCTTTGAATGGAACTTGTGTTTTAAATTCTGCACCATTAAATTCTTTTTTAAGTATATCTAATGCTACATCTTCACCTCTTCCTATAAACTGACCCTTCTTATTCTTATACAATAGTTAAGTACTGTCATATCCCCTTAATAAAACTTCCCACACCTTCTCTTTCTTTTTGACGTTTATTGACATGACTAACAGTGATTTATCTGACATAAAATCTATGATGTCTTTATTACTAGCCCATGCGTTTGTTTTTATCTGTAGATACACTGCCTCACCATCAGGATTAAAACATATACCATCGAATAGATTCCACAAGTCTAATGCTCTATACCATTCTCCTCTTGTATAAACTAAATCTTGTCTCCTAACATGTGGTTTTAACCATATTTCATCATACCCATTTTCTAATAACCATTCAACTGCTTTCCTATTAGAGAATCGCATTCTCTGTCTAGGGTTCATTCAGGATCTTTTATACCTTCTACACTTAAAACGAATTCTGCATCTGCTTGTGGATGTTCAGGAGAGTCAACCATTCTTGCTATTCTTTTCTTACCTGATTTCTTAAAGTATATTCTATATGTTGAGGCATGTCCAACAACGTTACCTCCTATAGGTTTAATTGGATCACCAAACATCATTGCAGGATCAGATTGAACCTGATTAGTAAACACAACTGTGTTTCTGAAATAATATGATATGTTTTTGAGATGTGTCATTAATCTAGCTAACTGCATTTGCCTCTCAGCTAGTGTACCTCTACCTAAATATTCTTCTCTAAACTGTCCTATTGCACCATCTAATATTAATAAAGGTGGTGCTTTATCCATAAGTATATTTGATAAGTTATTAATAGTACCCATTAATTGTTCTGTGTTAGGACAATAGAAATAAAATATCCTGTTAATATATTCCATTGCTTGCTCTTTATCTTCAACATATCCTCTAGCCATAAGTATCTCTACTATTCTTCTAGGTTTGAACGTGTCTTCACAATCAATCCATATAACATTATGCCCATCATGTATTGTTTCCACTGTAAGACTATTACAAAATTGTGTCTTACCTGATCCAAATTCTCCATATACTTCATATGTTGCTTCAGGTTTTATACCACCACCTAATAAATCATCTACGCCTTTAGCTTTAGTTTCTATTGCTGGTAGATTCTCTTGGTATTCCATTAATTCTGCTGTTGACATATCAGACTTCCTAATGAAACCTTTATCTTCTAAAATCTTTTGGCAACCAAATACCCAACTATCTGCCTTGTGTTTGTCTACTCCTGCTATCTCAGATACTTCTTTAGCACCTCTTACACATATATCTATAATTGATGTTAAACCAAACGCTTCTAGTTTCTTTTTAGTAACAGCTCCAACACCCTCTAATTGATCTACACTATAATCCAGTGTTTCTTCTTCAATTTCTGTCTCTCTGACATCTTCTAAATCCACATTATCTTCTTTGTTTCTCGCCATAATAAACCTTCCTATATCTTTTGGAATGACCCATCCTTATTTAGTTTAACGATACAATTCTGCTCCCATAATCCAAATATCTTTTTAGCCTGTTCTTCGGTAAACCCATCCTCTTTGCCTAACATCTGAATAAACAATGTATGTCTAACTTTACCATCTTTGTTTTTACATTCATTCCACACCCTATGTGCTGTTTGTTCCTTTGATTCTGACCTTGTAGTAGAACCAACAGTGTTACCATTCTTATTCTTACCTGTCTCAAAATCAAATCCAAATGATTCAAACATACTCTTAATGATAGTTTCAACGGCATCTACATCGTTTTTATTAATTTCATTTCTAAGGTGAAGTTTTGCATGTGCAGTAGATAATCTTACGATAGCCTCTAACTGTCTAGTACCTATAGTAATACTTGAATCCTCTTTTGCAGATATATCTCTCATCTTTTTATATATATTTAAGATGTGATCTTGTGACTCTGAAGTTAAAACAGGGCTGATTGTTCTTGCATGGTTTAAATACGCAGATAATAATTCTGGTTCTAATAACACATGTGATTTTTCTATGCCATCAACAAATGTATTAAGGATAAATTTTGCCTTACGTTCATCATCATCAATGTTAATAGTATCTCTAATTAAGAATATTAGATCAAACCTTGATAATAATGGTGGTGGAACATCTATGTTTGTCGCCAAAGATTCCTCTATGTCATATGTACCAAACTTTGGATTGGCTGCTGCCAGTATTGCTGTCTTTGCTGGTAATGTCATTCTAAACCCTGCTTTTGCTATAGATACTGTTTGTTGCTCCATAGCCTCATGTAAACCTGATCTATCTATAGTATTCATTTTGTCAAATTCATCAATAAAAGCAAAACCACCACTACATAATGGTAATACACCTGCCTGTGCTACATGTTTTCCATTATCCAGTTTAACTAAACCTATTGTGAGACCTGCTGCTGATGAACCTTTACCAGACGTATAGATGGATTTTTGAGTTATTTTATTTGCAAATTTCAACAACTCTGATTTAGCCATTGATGGATCTCCAACTAACAGAACATTAATATCACCACGCTTTAATCCACCTACACCCCCCACTAATTGAAGTAAGATAGACTTCTTTAGTGTCTCATATCCGTAAATTTGTGGTGCAAAACTACTACAAATCTTAGTTAAAAAATCATCCTGATCAACTAAATTATTAATAACTTTTAACTCCTCATCTGTTAATAACACATCACATGAATTATCTAAGTTACTCTCTGTTATTATATCTATGAGAATTTTGTTTTCGTTGGTCTTTGTATTAAAGACAGATCTATACAAACCTGTAATTCTTTTCTTTTGACCCACAAACACATTACCAACTAACCCACCTGTTACTAAGCCCTCTAATATTACAGGTGAACTTGATATAGAATCCTCCATAAACTCCTGTAGTAAGACATGTTGAAGATTATCTGTTTTTGCTGTTTCCTCATCTACCTCTAATAATGCTTTTTTACATGAAAAATTATCACAGTGAATAGTAGGTAACTTCTTATTTATGTTACATTTAACAAAAGTCCTCTTATAGCACTTTGGGCAAACAAGGTCACATTCAGTAGTATATGTCATTTGGTTCTCTGCTGCAATTACATCACAATCGAAGGTTACTATCAGATTCTCATGATTCTTAGAATTAAGATCATGCATAAATAACTTATTTGACGTAACAACCCTAAATTGAAGATTTTTGTATATTTGCTCGACATCAATATCAGACTTTTTTTCAGAGATAATTCTTAAAACCACAGTGCGTAATATATCAATAAATTTACCATTAGTATCTGAATATATGTCAAGAATGACATCATTATTAATTTCTAGTGTATATGTTGAATTTGGTCGTAATGCATCAATAATAGTTGTATGCTCAACTGCTGATAAATAATCATATAATTCGCCTTCCATATAGGATATTGTGTTCATCATAGTAATTGATTCACCCTTCTCCTAATAATTGTATCTATCTGTCCATGTCTGATTTGTAGTTTTTTCAACTCTTCTGGAGACATTTTTTCAACAGTTTTTTTCCATTTAGAAATATCACAGAAGAAATTAGGTATATTATTTGAGACATTCTCATTAGTGAACTCAGATATCTTTGCGTTACCCATAAGTTTTATATATTCTTGAGCACATATTGCTAACATTCTACTAAATGATATGTCTGATGGTTTCTTCTTCAAGAGTTCTTTAAATACTTTATCTACATCATTAGGACAACTAATAGTTCTTGTGTTTGTCATAGGATTACTTACTAGTCACATAATATAAAGCTAGCTTTGATTATTAGTTAATTAAGTAACTTAATTAAGTAACTTCCGTTTCTAGCTTATCTATTATATTATCAAAGTATTATAATCAGTTTAATTTAAATAGGGATGAATAGTAATGCCTTTATGTTCATTAATATTTGTTGGAAAAAAAACAATGAAGTTAAAAAAACACTAGTTCATATATCAAAACTACCTCCTATGGTCAGAGAATTAGAATCACAAGGCGTTCATACATGGTTACAAACCGAATGACACCCCCCTATTTTATTCTTTTAAATATAACAACTCTGGATATCTTACCATTTATATTTATATTACCCATCTCCGAAGAGAAATACCCTCCCTTTTCTAACTCCCTAAGATAACCCAAACTTCTTCTTGAGTGTAGTTTTAAAACCTTTGTTACTAGGGTTGCTGTTGTTGTTTTATTCTTTGGAATCATCTCTAAAATCTTTTCCTTTGCTGTCATAGTCCTAAATATAACATCGTTATCTTCGAGTGTTATTGAGTATTTTTTCTTCATTAGAAGTGTCTCACCAAAGGTTTAATTTCCAAGTCTGCAATATGTTTCTTAACAATTATATCTTCATTAGGTTCAATAATAAACTCAACACAACCAATATCAGGAGTAGTACCTGCAACACCACCTCTAAATAGATGTGCATCAGGGAACTTCCAACTTGGTGTAGAAACACCATGAGTGTGTGGAAATTCTACATGTACAAAATAATGAACGTGACTTCTGACTATGACATCTGATTTATGTAATTTACTTGCTTCAAAATGCATACCTGCTAACTCTCTTGCTATGGCAGTTGTTCTATATGCAGCCCATTTATTAAAACCTACATGGTGTGTAAAGTTAAACATCTTATCATGTATCTTAACAAATGCATAGTAATCTGTAAGTCCACTACCACCATATGCTTTGTAACCTGTTGCACCCATACGTTTTGCTAATACTTCTTCATAGTTAGTAGCACCTACTTGAACGTGATAACCTGAACCTCTTACGAACATAAGGTTCTTTGTTGGTATCATCTTTATCAATTTAGCAGAGTCTTCCATCTGATCTTGAATATCAGTTGACCATGATTGTTGTCCTAACTGTCTAGGATTAGCACCATCCATAGGCTCACCATTAATTACTAACAAGTCAGCTTTCTTAGATAATGAATCTATACTATCAGTCCAAGCTTCATATAAAACCCTCTGTAATTTATTAGGTTTGTATGAACCACCACTCTCACCTATTGTAGGTTCTGGTGAACAGACAGATGTAAAAGATCCGTCATGTATATCTGAATAAACCACTATTGATTTTGAAGAACCTTTTCTTCCAGACAGTTTTACCATGTTTGTCAATCATTATCACCCTTTATAACTGTTTGTTGAGTTGTATTCTCTTCAACCGTACTTCTTAATTTTTTTTTCAACGCCTTCCAATGTTCTTGTTTTCTTTTTGTTGATTTATAATCATCAGGGAGATGATGTATACATGGTTCGGCTAACGTATATTCACCACAAACATCACACACTTGTATTATTTTAGCCATTTTTTTCTTTGCTTTTTTCCACCAAGGAGAGTGCCAACCATAGTCAATAAAATTACTAGGTTTTTTTATCTTCCACTTACCGTTACTCTGTCTTTCCCAATCGATCATCGTTTCTTCCGTTAGTCAAGTCAGATATATCAACCCCAATATATTTCAGTTTTCTTCTAAATCTTGATGGAACTTCATACTGTTTTATACTACCTTCTGCTAATCTATCATGTATCTCAGACGAAAAGAACTTACGTTGGTCTCCTGCCTTACCGTAGAAATCATCATATCTTTGGTTGGTTAATTTATCAGGGTAATACACTTGAAGTATCATATGTGCCAACTCATGACATATCACAGTCATGTTTTGTAAGAAGATTAATGGGTTTGTACTATCAGTTATGTAACATAACACATCTCCCTTTCCCGTAACACCATGAGGTATATCATAATCTAATCTATCATTAGGTACGCCACTATAAAACATTCTATCAAATTCTTTTGTTGAAGCTATGGTTATTTTCCAGTGGTCTTGTGCTACTATTCTACTATAATCCTTAAAATAATAATGTCTATAAATATAATCTAAAATACATTTCTCATATAGTTTTTCATCTATCTTATCAGTCTCAAACTGTATTATCATATTAGTCAGAAGCATTTCCTACATATAAACATTTCATATTTTTTGTTCTCTGTCTTTTACTTTTATTTTTATATCTAATATAGGTTGATAACTTTCTTTTACAACATTGACATTTCAAATTATCAGTCTTAATTGATATGCAACATGTTCTGCACTTCTTCCAGCCCTCTCCTAGGCTAGCAAATCCCATAGTAAATGCTTTTGTATTCATTCTCTCACATAAGTTTTTACACATATTCATTTACCAAACACATCCTTTATCTGAACAATCCATATGCGATCCACAATTTGTACATATCAAATGACACTCTGTCATCTTTCTCATACTCTTAAAATTACACTTAGGACATTCCTGTTCCTTCATAATAAAAAGAAAGAGTGGTGGGTATTAAATGTTTCTATTCCTTTTTAGGAGGAAACATTGAAAGTGCAATCATGGTTCTATTACTACCTTCGGCTTGTCTTTCAACAACCCAAACGTCAAGACCATCAGAAGCATCTTTCTCCACACATTTATTTACAAGATCATTCCAATACTCACTCTTTGCTTGACCAACAACGGTCTTACCAAATGAGTGTTTCAAACCACTTGTGGTTTTCAACTCTGCAACATCTGCTCCAACACCCTCAACGAACTTTACGCTAAGACCTTGGACTGTGATTTTATCACCAGCAGCAAGCTTCTCAGATCCTGTAAACGAACCTTCTATGTCTAATACTTCAGAGACATTCATTGATTATAATACAGTACTAGGGTAATATAAACCTAGTCTTTTTGTAGTCTAGTGATGTAACATAACTGGTCTAGAATCCTTGATCTTATCTGACCAAAAACATGTGTGTTCACATCTTGCTCAGGATACATTGCTTTTGTTAGGTGGTGTGCCGTTACAAAGAACTGCATCCAATCATCAGCAACTGACTTTACACTATCACTTACTGTGACTTCAGGAATTTTTGTTATAATAATATCCTTGTTTTCCTTAAATGTAGCTTGGGTATATGTCGAGATTGTTCCACCCTGTCCTTGAGTAAAACATTCTTTATCACCACATATTGCCTTTGGTGCTTTTTGATAATATATATTATCACCTACAGCCCAGCTCTCTCCACATATCTTACAACCACCAGCAAATTTTGCACTGATTATAGAACCCATGAAATTTATAAATAACACACATAATATAAACGTATTGGATCTCGTTGAAAAGTTAATATGGATAGTATGCATAGTATCGTTAGTATGCTTTTTTGGCATAGTATCAGCAGAAGCTGAGATACCAAAAGGTGATAAATATGAGACACTTGGTATAAGGCATGACACCAAACCTGATGTTTGTCTGTTTGAACCAAACCCAACACATGTTGATTGGGATTATTGGAAGTCCGTGGAACATGAATCATGGAGAGCAATTCTAGAATGGCAAATTCAAATGTCAGAATTTTTACCTGAAGGTGATTGGTCTATGTTTATTCACCCAACAGTACCATATCACGAACATTGGAATAAAACACCAGATGATTATAGGCATTGTACTATATTTCTTACCTACGAATACACAAACGAAGATTCAGATAGTGGTGCACTCGGTAAGACTGCAATCGATTTCAGAAAAAGCTCACATAAATTTACATATATAGTTGTTTACCTATATGCAGAAGAGAGAAATAAGATCGTTATTGATTTAGAAAATACTGAAAGAGATGAAAACGGAGTTATTAGATTTAACCTAGATCTTACTAAGAAACCCATTCCTCTTAATTCAATTCATAATATAGTTTTACATGAACTAGGGCATGGCTTAGGATTAGGACACTATATATCAAGTGTAAATAATGATAGGTCTGTGATGGTTAGATCACTTGACCCGTTTGATGAAGAACAGTTATTTGAAATACAAATATCAGATAAGTTTATGCTCAGTAAAATCTATGGTATAAATGGATATTATAAACCACACCCACATTTCATATACGACCTCTGTGTATTTACAGAGAAGGGTACAAAGTCAAATGGATGTTACTAGAAAGATTTATATATCTAATAAATAATAGAATCCTATGGCTAGAATGAAAAAAGATAATAAAAATACAACAATTTCTATATCTTGGGAAAACAAAACAGAGTTTAGAAGACATGCTAAATTACTAAAGAAGACTAAATCTGGAGACAGATATGAGAGTGATGCTATTTTGTTCGGAAGAGTATTAGCATTCTATGTCAGAAATCATATAGATGATTGTGACCAAGAACCTAAGTCAACGTACCCTTCTCTAAATAAATCCCAGCCAAGTTCCGATTCCTCCGAATCCAACTAATCTTTATATTCTTTCTAATTTTTCTATCACATTTTTCATATAATGGCATAAGATGATCAGTAGTCACTCTCCATTTACCATTCATCTGATTCACGACTAACTGTGAGTCACTACATATAAGGACAGGTTTATTCTTATAGTTATTATTAGTATATTCCAGAGCATAAATAAGAGCCAAGTATTCTAATTCGTTATTTGTAAGTAAACCATCTCTTTTTTTAACTATTATTTTATCGTTTAAATTTCTATCTACTAGGCATATTTCACACCTCTTTGTTCCTCCATCAACATGTAGAACAATCATATATTATTCTTTTTTTCTCTTGTTATAATTCTTTCTGCAAAAGTCTGAGCAATATATTCTCTGTCTTCCTTTATATCTGAATGGTAAATCTGTACCACACTCAATACATTTATATGGTTCGTCTTTTTTCAATAATTTGCTTTATAAATACTTTCTAATAAAGGTTTCTAATCGTAACCATAATCACGTTGTCTCTTTTTAGGATTAGCGTGGTATGCTTGTCTTTCTATTCCTTTATTATCTTTCCAATAAACACCACCACCTTCTTTATCTGCTATTTTATTTGCTTCATCATAATCTTTTGTTTCATGTGAACCATTTACTCCATTTCTAGTCCATCTTACTTGCCATGTCGTTCCACCTTCTGGTTCTCTAATATCTGAAAACGAATCTTTCTTTACACCTTTCTTACTTCTACCTGTAAACTCTTGACCACACATATTACATCTGCTTGTGTCATCATCTATTTCTAAAAATTCTGGTGAACCTACTGGTGTGAAGTTTGAACTTGCTCTTCCTTCTCTTGGTGACTCGTGCCACTCTTTATGTTTTCTTGTTTGGTCTTCAAAAGTTACTGGTTTTTTTTTATCTTCTTTAACTGTAAATTGTTTCATTCCCCATGTACTTGCTTGCGTTTCTGGAACTCCTTTTGTTCTATACTTTGTAGATTCAGTGTAAACAAATTCTCCTCTCATTCTTGGTTCTTCTGTTTTAATCTTATCTTTCTTCTGATCAAATGGTCGATGATTAGGATCTGCTCTAACTTTCTTTTGATGTTCTTCATCTGTTTTGTTTACATATTCAGCGTGTTTTTTTGTTTCTTTTCCTTTACCTTCATCTGTCTTTGGTTTCTTTTCTTCATGTTGGAACTCTACTTTTTCTTGTGCATCTCTCTCTTTACTTCTACCTTCATAGTCATCATCTGCTTTGATAGGTGTACCTGTTGAGATAGGTGCATAAGGTGCTCCTGCTACTGCTCCATGTCCTGCTGCTTCAAAGTCAGTTTTCAGTGTATTTTGAATTGCTTCTCTTAGTTCAGGTGGTAGTTGCTCCCATTCTTTTACTAAGTATCTTGGACTTGGTGCATGTACTTTTTGTAATATTTCCACTCTTTCTGGTGGAGTCATATCATTCCATGATTTGTTAATTAGTATGTCTTTTACAAAGAATGTATCATTTACATGGACATCTGTGAATGATCCATCCTGTTTGAATATTGTTATATAAGAGTTGTTCATTTTGGCTACAACGCCACTATCTTCTACTCCATTTGCAAAGTATCTGATCTCATCCCCTACTCTTGTATTGGATATTTTGTTCATATCTGTCTTAGTTGTAGTAAGTTTTCCTATATAAGTTTCATGCTTGTTGCCGATTTTAGGTGGTTTTCCCACAGGTTTTCCCACATATGTATCGTCTTCATTTACCTCTGTCTTTGCATCTACGTTTTGAGATTCAAGACCTCCTAATCCATAGCCATCCTTCTTAACTTTCATCCTGCATCCTCACCTCTTCTATAACCTGCACCTCTACCTCTACCTCTACGTGTAGATCTTGTCTTACCAGATGTGTTTTTTGAAGGATTTTTAAATCTTGCTCTTGTACTTCTTCTCAATCTTTTCAAATTTTCATCATGATTTTCTGGTTTAATTTTTTTACCTCTACCTCTACGTGTAGAACCTTTTTTACCAGTCTCACCAGTCTTAGGTTTACGTTCAGTTTTCTTTTCCTCTGGTTTCTTTCCTTCTTCTCTCTTAAAAGGCACATCATCTTCCCTGTTTCTTTCTTCTTTATTCCATTCTCTAGTAGGATCATTATCAGGTGGTCTTTCAGATCCCGTTCCCTGACTAGTACGTGATGGTTTGAATTCCTTTTCAGGTTCTGCTGGTGATTTTTTACCAGACATACTTCCCCGTGTAGATGTTTTATGTGGGGTAACTCTATTTATTTTTTTATCTGCTCCTCCTCCTTGTTGTTTCTTATATGGTGCATCACCATAAGTAAATCCTTCTAGTTTCTCTTTTGCCGTACTTAATTTCTTACCTGCACTATCTCTTACTCTATCTTTAAATCTACTCAGACCACCTCTAACTCTCTGAGTAGAACGTTTTTCTTCTTTAGTTGGTTTTCTTTTATGAGTTATATCATCCATTTCATAATCTTCTTTATCTGGTCTACTCTCAGATAATGCTCCCTTATTACCTCCTCCTGACTGTTGACTTGTTTGTAATTGTGCTGCTTGTCCACCACGACCTGTTGTTTTTGGTAATGCTCCACCTGCTCCTGACTGTTGTGGTTGCTGTGGTTTTGTTTGATTTTCACCCACACCCCAAGGACTTTTACTTTCTCCAAATGCTGGTTTTAAAGATGATGTTGCTGCTGTACCTCTTGGTGTTACTGTTGTTGGTGGCTTTGGATTAGCGTGTTGAATTCTTTCTGTATCTGCATCACCACTTGCTAACTTTACTACCTGTGTTAATATTTTTAATTCTCCTATAGATTTTCCTAATCTTCTTTTTCGTCTTAATGATCCTATTTTGGCTGTCTTAGGTTCTGGTTTAGTTGTTGTTCTTTTTTCTGCTTGTAGTTCAGGTGTACTACCCACATTACCAAAGTGTGAGCCTTCTTTTATTGGTTGTTCTTTTAAGTTCTCTTTCCAGAATCCTGCACCTTTCACCTTCTTCTGATCTGCCAATGACAACTGATCATAGTCTGCTATACTTGATAATCCTAATAGGTTTCTATGTTCGTTCCTAACACCAGTGTCCATTCTATTCCATGATGTGTATTTACTTTTATGTGCTTTTTCCTTATCATCAACTATACCCTTTGTCCATCCTAAACCTACGTTATCTCTTTTCGCTTGGTCAATGATTTTTTTCTTTCTTTTAACTGCTGCTGCGTGTAAAGGGTCTGTGTTCTCTTCCTCATCAAATGATGACTGTCTGTCTTTAAGTATGTCTAGTCTTTTCAATATTGAGTCTAATGATTTTAATGCTTCTAATCCTTCTTTAATTTGTTTATCTTTTCCTTCTTGTAATTTTCTTCGCATGAATTTTCTACTTTGTGGTTTAACATCATAGTCATCACCTGTTAATTTTGTTGCTCTTTTACCTTCTCGTCTTAAATCTTCTGCTGTTTGAAATACGTCTTCTTTTTTTGGGTCTATTTCTTTACTCCAGCTTCCACCACTTCTTCCTCCACCCAATGATACTATTTGTTTTCCATCAGCAATGTCTGTAACACCTACTCTTCCTATTGTATCCTGCTCAAGGTCTTTACGATTTCTTTTATCTGAATCAAATACATCATCTATTCTTGCTTTTAATTTCTCTGCCTCCTCTTCAAATAAATCTGATTGTCTAGTTTCTTTCTTCTGTCCATGATGTATGTTTTGTGGTTTGTATTTTCCTGCAATTTGTGCCTCAAGTTCGTCTTTCATAGCACCTGTTGCTTTTTCTAGTTCTGCTATATCTCTATCTAAAGTCTGCTGTCTACCTTTGGCATTAGCATATTCTTCTAGTTCAGGACTAACTGCTGCTGTTTGAAAATCTGTTTCTTCTCCTATGGTTAAGTCTTTTTCATCTTGACCTCTATGTGATAAATCACCACCGTCTTTCTTACCCGTTCCTTCTACGACAGGAGTTGGAACTCGCCTATCACCACGAGCCCTATCAGCTAATCTTTCATCAATATTTTCTCTTCCATCAGTAGGCATATTATATAACCCACTCATATAATATATAAAGTTGCCTAGAACCCAAGAGCCTTCTTTATCCCCTCTCCAACTGGTAAAACATGCCAACCTTCACCAGATGTTACAGCCCTACAGGCTAGAACAAGACTATCTGGATAGTCATCATGCTCATCTGATTTAATTTTCATTATACCTGTCTCGGTATATTCTCGTCTTAAATATGATAATTGGTAGACCATTTTATTGATTTGTTTTAATGTTATTTTATGATTTTCAAATAATAATCTCAAGTTTTTATACATATCAGCCTTCTCTTGTAGAGTAAACATGACACCTCTACATGGTAATCCTTGCTCCCTAGCAAGATCTATAAGTCCACCACCAAGTCCTGTCTCATCACAATATATTGTTTCTACATTATAATCTGCTGCCAACTGACCCATTCTTCCACATACATCTACGACATTAGATTGTGATTCTGATTCTACAGACTCTAGAAATGCATGGTCTTTTTCATCAACTGCTAATAAAGTATATACAGTTTCATCCCTTCCTGTCCTTGCAACATCCACACCCATATAATATCTTACCCTACCATATGGTTTCTTATCATTTATAGCTTCCATAATTAATGAGTTTGGTATCAATGCGTCACCAATATCTAGGAACTCACCCTCGACTTCCTGAACATATTCCTCTCTCGTAAGTTTTTTAATCTCTTCTATAAATACAGGATCTTCTTTTACTAATGGGTTTTCTATTGATTTAACATGGAATTCTGTCCACATACCATCAGAATTTGTGGGTTTTGAATTCATACAAGCTTCATAGAAATAACCAGATTTTGAGAAAGGTGTAGATGTAAGCCATACCTTTGCATGAGTAGCCATACCAGAAGGCAAGAATGCTCTAAGTATATCAGTCTTAATGAAAGAACACTCGTCAGCTATAATAACATGAGGAGAATAACCTCTGAGAGAAACACCAGTTTCACCTGTTGCCCTCGTGATAATTTTCGTAGTTCCTGAACCGTCTAAGAATCCAACTGTCATTTCTGTCTGAGTATTTCTTAATACATATCCAGACAAGAAATCATTCTTCATTATAAGATCTCTTATTCTATTAAACATGATAGAAGATTGATTTTGTGTAGGTGCTGCTATAACTATAATACACTCATGCTTTACAGTATCCATAAGTATTGGTGCAAAGAATGCAAAGTGTATCGTCTTTACAGCAGTCGACATAGTTTTTCCTACCTGTCTTCCAGACCTATATACTATGAACCTGTCATCACAGTCAACATATTTTACATTATATGGAAATAACTCATGCCCTAGAAATATCTTACTAAAAATACTTGGTGATTTAGCACAGTCAGCTATAGTCTGCATGAAATTTTTTCGTTCTTCTATGACTTCTTGATCTGGTCTTGCCATTAATTAGCCCTCGTGTGTGTTGTTTTTATATGTTCTACTACTTCCTGTGAGTCCTTAAATCCCTTTTTTCCACACCAAATACAATGCTTTATGTCATACGCTATCATTAATCCCACCTACCATCTCCACGATTCTTACGTGAATCTCTCCATTTTGGTATATAATATCCTATAGTTAAACCACCAACAAAATAAGCAACATTAATGAATATTAATAAAGCGTCTTCCATTAGTCATTCTTCCTCGCTTTTAATTCCCTGAATATATTTACGAGGTCTCCTTCCTTTGAATACTCTTTTTTCTCTGTAACTGTAATTTTACTACTAACTTCAGACATTAATTTTACTAGATTTATTAGTGTGTTGGTCTGTGCTTGCGTATTTCTATCGGGTATATTACCATCCATTTTTGCTTGAGCAAATGCCATCATGACATTTTCAAATGCCTGTTTTGATAAAAAGTCTAACATTTGTTTTAGATCTTCAGGATCTCTTGTATCTAATTCTGTTAAGAAGCCTTTAATATCATCACGTATTGCACAAACAGCACCCTTCTCATATGCAGAGCATTTACCATTACCACCGTCATCTATAGATCTATAAACACATTTGTTACATTCTGCTGGTAAGTCAGCATACTTGAAATTCTTTATTCTATTATAGACAGATACCGTTTGTCTCTTGTTTTCTTTTACTCTTATTCCATTTGACACAGGCTCAATCTTAAATATATTATCATCCATACATGACAATTATTGATTCAGTTAATAAAGTTTTCCTTATATATATTTAAACGCTTACACATAGGTATAAATAATAGAGGAAATGATATCTTTAATAATGAATAATATTCATTCTCTAAAACATCAGATTTCTGAATATTTACTTTTTCTAGATTGTCACTATACATCTCCAAAGCATGTTGTAGTTGTGGCTTCATATTCTTACCCTTCTCCCCAAAAAACATTGAGTAAGTAGAAGAACCATTCCAAACCTCACATTTTTTAGACATGGCAGCAGATATCCACCCACTAGTATCAAGAGAATCAAACAGTCTTTTTTCTAAGTATTGTCCTTTTGCGAGACCATGATATTTTATATTTCTAGGAAGTTTTCTTATTTGATCTTCAGTTTCTAACTTACCATGTATTTCACCCAAACAAACATAGTCATCTTTTTTTGGTCTTAACAGACTTAGGTGATTAAGATAGTTTTCCTGTAACACTGGTAAAGTCCAATCTATACCCATATCTCTTTCCTTCTCTAAATATGACATTGTTTCTTTCATGTTGTAGTATACATCATACTGTGTGGCGTAGTCATATAGGTCTCTCTTCTTTTTTAGGAACTCATGATATTTATCAGGATCTGATTTTGTACCAGCCACCATAAATATAGAGTCAAACTTATCCCTGAATTTGGCGATATTAGCATATGAATATCTAAATGAAAGCATGACATTTTTTACACCACATTCCTGCAATGCTTCTAAATGTGCTTTATTATTAGCATTAAAATATATCTTCATCTTAATTCATCATCTAGTTCTTCGGCTACCCATCTAAGTGCACGAATAAATCCCCTTCTTTCACAGTCAGGCATGGTGATGAATTTATCTGGTATCATATATGTCTCCATTTCAGATACGTCTTCATGAAGTAGTTTTTCTTTACTATATAATAAGAGATATCTTATCTCATCATCCTTCTTCAATAGTATCTCCATCATCTGTGAAACATTTTGTTGCATATGGACAAAATCCATCACATAGGAAACACTTAGTTCGTTCAGGCAATAAACGTTTCTCAAAAATACCCTTAATTGTTCTAGCTTTTTCAACCATATCAGCCAAGGTTTCTTCTATATCTGCAAGTTTAAAAGGCTTTACTTGTGGTTTGTCCTTCTTTTCCTTTTCTACACCATTTGATAAATAGATTACAGCACCAAATTTTGCATCTATATTATAGCATTTCTTGAGTAAAACTCTATAACGATTTATCTGATCTACGTGAGATTCACTTGCAGATGATCTTGCCTTACTAAAGTAATCTATAGAACCAGTAGTTTTTTTATCACAAATGACCCACTCACTACCAACTTTAACCAAATCATCTATACTTCCATATATTATATCAAGTTGCCTAGGGTCATCTTGTGGTATTTTTAACGCTTCCTCTCTGGTTAATGCTTCATCTTTAACATAGTCATATGCTAGAAACATTTCATTATGTTCTTCATCATTCAACATTGTTATATTGTGTATAGCCTGACCAAAAAACAAACTCTTAATATCCTCGGTATCAGACATCTTTGGCGTATATTTACTGTATGCAACATATCTCATACATGGTTTTATGAGATCAGAAACATGAATTTTACCAAGTCTCTCGGTATGCATGCCCTCAACCTGTGCTTTTCTAAAATCAAAATATACTTTAGATGCTACATCGTCTAGTTTTATCATGTAGAGTATTTAATTAAAACCTAATATAAACCTAGTTATTACACTCACAATGAACATTTCCTTGATCATCATGATTAAATTTTTTCTTACAAACACCACAAACACCAGATGTGACTATTTTAATATCTACCATTAGTAACTTTCCTCTATTACAAAATTAAATGTGGATGTTTGTTCTGAGATATTACCATTTGAATCTTTTAATTCCACTTCACCTTCCCATATACCAGCATTTCCTATTGCTGTATCTGTTGATGATAATGAATAAGTAATAATTCCATTAGTTCTATCATCAAATACTATAGCACCATCAATAATTAATGTTCCATCTGGTTTCCATACCTTCCATTTACCTGAAGCATATGTTGTGGTATTAGATAGACTTTTTGCAGAGTTACTAGAATCAGTAATAGTTAACTGTAAAGTTGCCCTACTACCAGCTTTTACTCTATATTCATCTGCTCGTGGTGTCATATTCATACTCAATTCTAATTACCTGCACCCTTTATTCTTCTCGACCTATTAAATATTCTGGATGATCTAGCTCGTGAGAACACACTCATAGTCTTGGATCTTACCCTTGTTCTTATCCTTCCTGCTGATATTGTTACTCTACCACCTTGGAATTTAGTTAATAATGCGTCTGCTATATTCATTCCTTCATTTATACGTAATACTATTGTTTCAAACACCTGTCTTACTTCTGACATTTCTATTGATTCATTGATAATTCTTGCCAAAGTCCTTGGTAATCCTGATAATGCTTCAATATTTACAGTCTCATTTAATACTCTAAACATAACCCTTGATGCTAATTTAGATTCTACTAACTGAACAGTCTCACTCACTAATCTAACTAAGACTCTTGGTAATGTTTGAATATCTTCAAGTCTTTCGGTTTCATTTATATACCTACATAAGTTTGATAATCTATTCTGTGTTTCTGATAACTGTATAGTATCAGAGATTACCCTAGCTAAACCACCAAATCCTAATACCCCATCTGATAACTGTAACGTACTATTTAATATTCTTACTAATGTTCTTGTTGTTAATGATGCATCTGACAACTGTATGTTTTCTGCTAATATTCTAACTAAAGTTCTAACACTACTTGCACTTTCTGATACTTGTAACACATCTGCTATCGTTCTTATTAATGTTCTAACCGTTATTGGTGATTCTGATATTTGTAATGTATCAGATACAAGTCTGAACATTATACGTGTTCTTTCATCAAAGTCCTGTATATTCTCTGACTCTGATAGTATTCTACATAGAGTTCTTGCACTTGCTAGCTGTTCATTTAATGCTTCTGTTTCACTTATATGTTTGAATAGACCTATTATTCTTACATTAGCATCTGCTATACTTAATGAGTCTGTAACTATTTTTATAAGTTCTGCTTTTAATTCAAATACATTTTCTTGAAATATACCTCTTTGAAACACCCCTCTTGTTCCCCATTGTCCTTGGTATACGTTATTTTGAAAAACGTTACTTTGGAATGCTGCTGATATGACTGCCAACTATGCAATCTCTGTCCACGTATTCGTAGTCGAGTTCCAAATTTGGTGTTTACCTGTATCAGTTTCTTCCCAAATGGAATTATCTTGTAAATTTATTGACGAAACAAATGCACTTTCATTGTAGCCATATACTGTTAACTCTGAACCTACGTCAAATGAACCTGTACCACCGTTATTTGCTGTTATTGTTGTTATTTGAGCTGATGTATTAGACCACTTGCCTACCATCTCTTTCCTTTCAGGTGCATTACCAGCTCCACTTGCACTTTCTAATCCTTCTGATACGAATAGTTTTTCTTTTGATGATTCATTAATTATGTATAATGTAGCACTAACATCACCTGTTACTGTACCTGTTAGATTATCTGTGTTTGCTTGACTCACATTTGTTGAATCACTACCACCATTTATAGATTCTCTTATTGCGTAGTTAGTACCTGTGTCGGAATTAAATGTCATATTACAGTTTATTGTTCCACCTGTACCAATACCATGAAGCTGAACCATCAAATGCTTCTTTGCTGTTATATCTGACACTGTTATGGTATCTCCAGCAGATGTTAATTTAGTAGATCCTAATTTTTCCCAGCCCAATTACATTTCACACTCCATTAGTCAAAACCCCATACTTTGATACTACCTGTCATATTTCCAGATGTACCTAGGTTGTATTGAACTGATGTTATTTGTGATGATGTATTTGCCCATTTACCTACATACTCTCTCCTTTGTGGTGCAGTACCAGAACTTGTTGTACTAGATGTTACTGTTTGAATAATACCTATTTTCTCTTTATCTGATTTGTTTATAATAAAAATATTATCAAAAAATTCAACATCACTACCTTCAGCGTTATTTATAAAAGCATTAGTTGAAGTAGCAGTAGAATCACTACCACCATTTGTTGAACGTCTATGACTGTAATTATTTCCAGTATCACTATTAAATTGTAAATTAGGATCATTACCACTTGTGTATCTATATCTTGCTTGAATCATTAAATATTTTTTAGCTGTAAATGTACCAGAAGAAATAGAATTGCCTGCCGATGTATCATCTACACTAGCTAATTCTTCCCATACTGATGTTCCAGTATCTGCTGGATCATATCCTAATACTACAACTTCTGATACTGATTGAAAACTATTACCATCTCTATCAAATAATTGAACGGAAGTTATATTATTGCTAGTGTTAGCCCATTTACCAACTATTTCTCTACGTCTTGGTGCAGATCCACTTCCAGTTGAACCACCATCTGATATTACATGTGACATAGTTAGTTTTTCATTAGATGATGAATTATTTAGAAATGTTGTGCTAAAATGATACTCGCTTGCATAACCATTACCATTGAGTATGCTGGTTTCACTTGTACCTGTTCCATCTGCACCACCGTCTGTTGATTGTCGTCTTGCATAATTTGAACCTGTATCGGAATTAAATCTCAATCCACCAGTTGAAGCAGAAGAATGACCATTATATTCTGCTAATATCATCATGTATGGTTTTGTTGTAAATGTTCCTGTGTCAAGTGATGATGATGAACCACTGGACAATGTATATCTATCAAGTTCCTGCCAGTGTGGTATTGATAGAATTGGGCGTTCTGCTTCTGTTCCAACAATGCGTTTACTTGCTTTGTAATCTGTCATTCTAACCACGTTGTCCTTCCTTTTTGTAATTGAATTTTAGAAACGTAGAATTTTGTTTCATTTGTTGCGTTTGAACTTGCTTTAAGCCATATATATCGTATATCCGTTCCAGATGAAGCAGTAAACGTATTTTGAGTTGAACCACTAGAATATGTCGAATCCGTTCCATATTTTTTCAATGTGCCACTCGTGCCATCTTTAATTAATTCCCAATAGTACCACTGATCCCCTGTAATTGAATATGCAGTTGATGGATCTCCTAATGATGAAGTACCATCTGCCTTATTAGTTCCACCTGACCAATAGAACCACACACCATCAGTTCCATTTACAGTTGTTGCATCTTGTATTCCAAAGTAATTATAGTTAGATGGTTTAGTTGTTGAATCAAACTTAGTTCTAAATCTCATAATCCATTTTGATGGTAATGCTGAACCTATATCATAATAAACAACTGGTTGAGCAGAAGCACTAGATGAATTACATTTACCCCAAATACCTGTCGTATCAACACCACCGTTTGATGTAGAACCACCATTATATGATTCTGCTGTCCAACCTGATTGACTATTTGCAAAATCAGATTCATATGTCATTGTAATCCCATCTAATTTCCATGTCGTACCATCATACCACCAGTAAGAAGGCGTATCATCTGTTTGTTGGAAGATAGAATTTGTCCTTACACCTGTTAATCCATCCAAGTCACTTGTTGATGAAAAGTCGTTTTTACAACCATCTAGTGATGTGACACCATTATAAAATTCTACATCATCCACAGTACCAGCGAAAGCAGAACTTCCTCCAGAATTTCCTTGAAAGTGGATAGTAAAGTATCTTAAATCACCTAATGAAGCTCCACCTGTATCTGTAACTGTTGATTGATACACACCTGTGTAATCTGAATTATTATATAATGTAACTTCTGTATTTGCACTAGTTAGTCTTTTCATTTCCATATAATATGTTTTCACTTCTGGTGCAACTAATGAAGCACCTGAACCACTTGTTGGCATACCATTAACTTCTGAATCAAACCACGCATTATTATTTGGGGAAGCTTGAACTCTCCACCTTATACCAACATAATCAACATTTTGACCACCTGTTCCACTTTTCATACCTATGAAGAATTGCTTTCCTACACCACCACTTGCAGTAAGTGTTGTAACATCAATCTTTGCTCTTAATACCCATTTTGTTGTATTTACTACATTTTCACCAAAGTCATATCTAATTTGTCTAACAGTGTTAGAATCTGTCGGTGCTTCAAACTCTATTTGATTATTTGTAATGTCTATGTAACTTGAATCAGGTATTGTCCAACCTGTATTACTACTAAAATCCGTATCAAGAAGTGCTGTTGCACCCAAACTTGTACTATCCATAGTATAATTTGCCTTGAGATTTGACTTGTCACTCAATGATGAAACTAATGCTCCTGTTGGTGTTGTTACTGATGTTGTACCATTCCATATTTTTATATCACCATACAATTTTGAACCTGTTGCTGTGCCACCATTTTGTTCAGAATCATTTAAAATTTTCAAATATCTTAAACCTGATATACCTGTTTTAGTTACGCTATTAGAACCTGATTGTGTGGTATATTCATCTGAATATGTTTTTACAGTAAACACATCACCATTTCTACTCATTTCAATCCAATAATCTTTACTAGCAACTAAAGGAGTTAATACTTCGCTTGTTACTCTATTAGTTCCCGATTCAAGATTATTTGTTGTACCATACGCAAAAAACCCACCTTCAGTTGTGGAAAAGTTAATATTTGTAAACACTGATTGTTGTGATTCACCTGAATCAGCACCACTACTGTTTGAAAAACCAATGAAAAACATCACATTACCTGATGATGCTAATGTACCTGTTGTAAACTTACCTAATCTTACTACCCACTTACTTGCGTGAAGGTTATTATTAGTTCCTAAATAATCAGAATCTTGTAAATCAATATACATTTCTTGTGATGTTGTACTTCTTCTGATTGTTGCAAAATCCAAATAATCCGATGTGTTATACTCCCAATCACTTGTATTAGATGCCCAACCCTTATCGGTTGTTAGATCATCTGTAACATCTGTTGCCTTATCTGTTTCATTTACTAAATCTGAAATTTCTGTTGCAGTAAGGACACGATTCCAAATTCCCATATCATCAATCCTTCCTTCAAAATAATTCTGATTAGCATAGTATTTTCCTATTAATGGTTTGTTGCTTGTTGTTCCTGATTGTGTTGTAGATGGTAAACCACTAGATACTGTATCTTTTAATACACCATTAAGATATAATTTCAATTCCCCTGCTGAACCATCAAAAGTCACTGCCACATGATTCCATGCGTTCATTGTTAATTCTGCTTCAAAACCATCACCTGCGTATATGTTGGTGCTTGAACTACCGTTTCTAAGACCACCAATAATATATAAATTTCCACTATTTACATCAGTATAGAAATGTATAATTCTCGAATTTGCTGTTGCTGACCATTGTGAAAAAACTATACCTGATTGAACGTCTGTAGGATATATCCACCCTGCAACTGTAAATGTAGAAGCACCAAGTAGCATATTATCACCAAGTTGAACATAATCATCACTTCCATCAAAACTATAACAACCTGTGCCGAGTTTTACTGCATTTGAGTCTAATATTGAAATACCAACATTATATTTTCCACCATCAGAACCATCATCTGCTGATGGATCAGTAAATGCTGTGCTAGAACTATAAGTAATTGAGTTTTTAATTTTCTGTCCAGTTGCACCACCTGTATCAGCGTATAGATACATATTTTCATTTGACCATACAGCTAACCAATACACACTACCTGACGTTATAGTAGTATTAGGGATAGTAAATGACTGCCAATCAGTAGTATTTGCTGGTGTGTATTCACTTGATGAGTTCAATAAGTTATTTGGTGTAGAAGAATCACCATCATATATTGCCACACGAACACGTTGACTTGCACTATACTGGTAAAATTTCATTTGTATTGCGTTTGCTGTACCTGATACACTAGCAGTTATTTTCCAAGCTGATATACGATCAGCATTGGCAGCTCCACTACTGTTACTGCCATTGTTAGCATATTGTGATGTAACATCAGAAGTTGTTACTAATGTAATTCCAGTGTTTGTTCCATCAGCACTTGAACCTAGTGAATCACTAACTCTATCAGTTTTAATTCCACTGTAAAGTTTTGATCCGAGATTTTCTATAGCCAT